GGAAGCGACTGTCGAAAGGTGGTCTCAGGAAGCCCTGGACGCGGATCAAGTCGTTGTGTGACCTGCCCGATGACATGGACCTTTACACGCTACGGCACAACTTCGCGAGTCAGCTCATCATGGCTGGTGCCGACTTCCTGTCGGTGAGCAAGCTCATGGGGCATTCGGACATCGAGACTACGATCAAGAACTATGGCCATATCCGGCAGCAGCATTTGAGCAACACTCTAAACGCGATCGCCGACACTCAAGGTGGGCCAAATATCACTAGGCCACCTAATATCAGTAAACTCTGATTTAATCTTTGTAGGAAATATCTTACATTCTGACTTGAATATCGATTACGTGACCCTATTGTTAAAAAGTCATCGTGTCCGTCGGGGACGACCTCAACAAACCCAACACAACGCATCGGAGGTGCAATTTATGTCAGACGATGTCACTAAGTGCGTAGGTGCTTCTATTCCCCATGAACGCGGTTTTCAGAATTGCAAGGCAAGATACGGTGAAGATAAAGCTAGAGAGCAGGCGGCTCTAAATTTGGTCAAGTCTGAGCCCGATATGACTTGGAGAAGGGCAAACAAGGAAATCCATTCTTGGAGAGGGGTAGCAGATCGCGCTGCTGATCCAAACCATCCTTTCTCTACCGCTCATCTAGAACAGGACTTTCAGAACACGCTTCATGTTCGAGAAGTGGCAGCAGGAGGTTCACCAGATACGTGCGAGACCGCAGAGAACGAGGGCGTTACGGTTATGGACACGCCCGAACTCCGCAAAGTTCAAGCACACCTCGCTAAACTGTTTGAGGAGGCAGATTTGGCTAAAAAATAATACCGGGGCGCCGAGGCGCCCTTTGCCTATCAAATTTCCCAGATGCTCGTCTCGATCATCTGATTCCCATCGAACAGGCAGCGAATCTGGTATTTCAGTTCCAGATTGAAGGAGTTCTTGGCCGTGAAGGACGAGATAACTTCTGAACGCCCGGACGGCTGTGTGGCATAGCCCAGTTCCATGATGCGAGAGAAGTCGACGGTCGAGGGGTGGGTGGCTGCGTTCTTGGCTGCCGCCTCGCAGGAATTGACAGCGACTGTCCGGTCGAGCGGTTTGATCGCCGCGAAAGAATGGGTTTGATCTTTCACTTCATCGGGCCGGAACCACACGTTGAACATCTGCCCTTTGGCATTCTCACAGGTCAGGAAGAAGACCGGATCGCCAGCCTTGCTTTTGCTCGGTGATTTGGCAACCAGGCTCGGCTCAGGCTTCACGCATTGCGCATTTTCCCGCGAGATGCGATTTACTGCGGCGATGATTTGAGGTTTGAACTTCGATGTGTCCTTATCCCAGTAGATATCCTCTTCGACGTATTGGCGCTTGCCGCTCTGATCGGTCTCGATCTGTCGCAGAGCTGTCGAGGGAACCCAGCCGTGGACGTGCGTCAGCCAGTCTGGCGAAACGATTTGAATCTCGGTCCAGTCAGACTGCACGCAGAGTCGGCGCACAGAGGTTGATGAATCGACGCTCTGATAGAAGGTCTTACCTAATGCCTTCGTGGCTTTCTCATTCACGAGGCGAGGGGTGTCTTTCCCAGGTGACTCGTGAATGTCATTCGATCCACTGACCGCAACGACGTCATTGAAGACGATCCCTTCCGTTCCGCAGGTCTGTGGTGCCGGGGAATCCTGAGTCGACACCTTCATGGCTGATTCTGATTTTTCGCTTTCGGTATCGACTGGCTTCTGCTGATCGGCGGCTTCAACTTGTGAGGTGTTCTGCTTCCCGGCGACCTGTTGAGTATTTTCACTAACCCAATCGACATATCGCTGGTTGACCAACACCGCCACATATATCGAAAAGGCAGCCACCAACACGTTTTTGAACGCACGCTTTCGTGTGTCCAGAAAACGGTTTGGCTTAATAGTCGAATACAGTGAATAGGCGAAATAAAAGATACAGATGAATAACGCTATCGATAAGATTAGCGAAACGCTCATTTCCGACCCCTGTAAAAAATTCTGTGACTATCATTTTATGCGCGAATAATGTCACATTTTCTTTAATGGGCAGACATGAATTTTTACACAAAAAAATAGGGACACGCTTAGGGTGTCCCTTTCTCCCAAATCACAACCAACGCACTGCGCCTGCTGGTGCAATGTCAATTATACCGTTGTCCAGCATAGTAAGCAAATGCTTACTTACCGTTCAGACCTTGCTGCCAGGGGCTTCCGGGAGGTCGCGGAAGCAGACGAAGACCGGGTGGCGCAGGGACTTGTCCGGCGTTTCTTCCATGTAGCTAACCTCGATCATACGACCTTCCAGATCATCGCGCTCAGCCCACAGGGAGACGCGTAGCGCGTCGGTAAGCCCGGAGCCTACCCGAACACTCACCCCGCTGTAATCGACGATCAGCGCGCCAATCTGACCGACATACTTGCCGGTTCCTTCTTCCCAGCCAGTGATGAGCAGATCGACCGTCTCTTCCGGCTTCATCTTGATCCAGTGGAAGCCGCGCTTGAACCGATAGGTAACACTCGGGTCTTTGAGCACCGCACCTTCATAGCCAGCAGCCTTGAATGTCTCGTAGGCGGTCATGGCGTCCTCCAGGCTACGCGCTACCCGGCTGGCTACCCAGTGGACCGTTTCCATCTTGATCGTGTCGCAGGCGGCAAGAATGGTCTTCGAGCGCTCCTGCTGGATGGTGTGTGACGCTTGATCGAAGAAGTCGGCTGCCGGGATGAAATCGTAGATGTGGAACTTGGTCGTGGCGCAGGAGCCATCCTTCTTGCGTGTCGCGCTGATGGTCTCCTTGAAGTTCTCCCCATAGACCTCGCCGTCCAGCACGATACCGTTCGTCTCACCGATGATCTGGCCGATGGCGTGAGCCAGGCGAATCAGGTCTTCGTTCAGGTGAGCGTTGGAGGTGAACTCCAGTCCCTCGCGGCTGTAGTGCTTCACGGTGCCCTGAGTCATGTCGACGTGTGCCAGGGTTCGAACGCCATCCAGTTTGGGCTGAACGATCATTGGCCATTTGCAGCGTTGAAGTTCGAACGGGGCCGCCAGAGAGCATTTAAACTGGGGGATATAGCGCGGCAGCTCTTTGTTGACGATCGTGGCCCCCATACCCGCGTCTGGCCGTTTCTCGAGGCATCGCTTGAACAGGTCGGCGTAGACTGGGCTGAGTGTAGCCATCATGTTCTCCGCCGCTTCCTTGGCAGCGTTGCCGGTGATCTCGCGCTTCGACAGTTGAAGCAGCAGTTCTCGGGCTTGTGGCCATGTAGCGGTTGGCACATCAGTGCCGACGATCCAGTCTTTCTTCGGCTTCACGTTGAAGCGCACAAGAGGCGAGTAGAGAAAATGCATCACCTCCTGGCGTCGAGCAAAGGCATCCCCCTCGACGTTAAGTAGTTCGGCGATCAGCGCCTTTCGTGTGACCAGGTTGGCCAGCTTGGCTTTGATGATCAGTTCGTAAACGGTGTCGCCGGGGCAACGTTCGATGGCGGGCATAGCAGTCATGAGTTTCCCTTAGAGGTTGAAAGCGATGGTGGGGAGAATGGCCATCATCGTCCCGGCTGAGCCAAAGATGGGACCGATACCGGCGCCCATTACGGAGCCGATGATGATGGCGTAGTTGATGCGATAGCGAAGCGGGTTATCTCGTCCTGCCTTGTGGTGCCGGCGATAGCCGATCAACGTCGCCCAGAACAGGTAGAAGACCGACATCATCAGGAAGGTCCAGTAGGTCAGGGTGAGAGCGAGCGAGATCGGGTCTTCGTAGTCGGTCCAGTCGAAGAAAATCATTGCTGGGATGGCCCCGAAGATCAGCGCAACAATCCACATGGCGCGGCTCCTGTGAATGGCAATTTCTTGAGGCGTTGAGCGAATTGCTCGACGTGCTGGTTATGAGCTGTCTGCTCGCGCTTGATGGCGCCGGACAGCAATCGGGTGAGATGGCGCTCGTAGACGTTGGCCAGCTCTTCGACGGTCTTCTCAACCCGCGACGGGTGAATGTGGAGCATCATCGTCAGCCGGGCATTGGCCATCTGGAACTGACGCACGTCGCCGTGATTGAGCCAGTGACAGATGATGTCGAGCGCGATCCTGCCGCGTTCCTCGCTGAGTGTTTTTTCCTGAGCCTCGCGCTTCGCTTTGTTGGCGGTGTAGGCGCGCTCCTGCATGGTGCTGACGATGCGAAGGATCAGCTCCAGGTCTTTCATCATCGAGACGAGCTTGTCGGCGTCGTGAGGCTTGTTGGGGGTGTGTGCATCGTTCATGGCGATTACTCTTTGTTCTCTTCGTCCAGTGTCGATCCGATGACGCTGGCACTCGACAGCGATTTCGCGGGGTCCAGATCGTCAGTTTTGATCGATGCATGACAGATGACGGCGATGAACAGGAACCAGCCCCAGCCGGGAAGTTGGCGAAGCGCGATTAGCAGAGCGGCAATCACACAGGACACGGAGACGAGATTCCCGATCAGGAAGAGGGCGACGACGCTCATGCCGTGATATCTCCGCCTGCCGCGAGACTTTCGGTCCAGATCGCACGGCTACCGTCATCCGGCTTGATTCTCAGGCGATAGGCATCGCTGTTCTCGCTCCCGGTGCGGACGTTGAGAATGGGATTGCCTTTACGGACGCCGGTGACGACGCCCGTGATCGTGGAACCGTCATGCTCGTAGTCCACCGTCACGCCGAGCATCGGGTGGTTTTCAATCAGATTCATTCCTCGGAGACCTCTTCCGACTGGCGCATTTCCGCGACAGTTACGTTGATCACCGGACGCTCGCCGATCATCTCCTTGACCTTGTCTTCCGGCCCCCACCAGCACTCACAGCCGAAGACTTCCTCACCGCTGTCGAGCTTGATGAAAGGGTTGGCATAGCCGGCGTGATGCAGTCCGGCGCCCATACCACCGCTCTCGAGAGGCGGCACTTTGTAGCCACCGAAGGTGCCGTAGCCGAGCAGTCGGACTTCCTCTTTGTTGGCGCTCTGGATGGCGCCGACGCGATCACCGATTTCGTGTCTCATGGGGATACCCTCAGTTGTCGATTTCAGGACGTAACTTGGTTGTGACGCCATCGGGGAGGCGTCGGGATTGGTAGAAAGATGTTTGGTAGAGCCGCCGGACAGCGGCTCCGGGTTGGGTCGTTACTGACCCTTGATGCGGTTGCCGTTCATCATCACGGCGGTGGCGACGGTCTCGAGGGCGTTGTCATTGAGATCGCGACTGGCAACGACCAGCACGGAGGTGCAGGGGACTTCGACCGTGTCGGCGAACATAGCGTCTTCAAGCTCGACATCACGGAACTCGTAGACCTGCTCGCCGTTGGGCAGCTTGTTGTTGAGCCCGTAGTCGTCCACATCGACCAGATGCATGCCGGACCCGCTGGTGCGCACTGCCTGGAGGAACTTGTGATTCAGGTTCTCGGGTGACGTCACCCACAGGAACGCATCCAGTTCGCCAGTCTTGACCTTTGCCAGCGCACGAATACCGCCCTGGTAGTAGGTCGACGCGCTCTGGTAGTCCTCGTTGAGCGTTCGCAGGTAGTCCCAGGTCATGGCCGAGCCCGATCCCTGATCACCGACGGCGATGCTGGCTCCGGCGTTATCGAGATCCGATTCATCCTGCACGTCGCCACTATCGGACACGGCGAGGTAGACGCATTCCTGCCCGAGCTTTCCCAGGATTTCGACGCCGGCACCGGGGTTCTTGGTCAGCCATAGTGCGAGTGCGTCGGCCTGAGTGAAGCCCACGTCTGTCTCGCCACTGGCAATGCGATCCAGATTCTCCGCGCTACCTTTGGACGTCAGGGTTTGCGGCTGGAATCCTTGCTCGCGCATGATGTCGGCGAGATTCACCCCGAAGACGTTGTGATAGGTGCCGCCCGACGCGCCGGTAGAGATGCGCAAGTTGTCCGCCATGACTGATGCGGATAACCCCAGTCCGAAGACGATGAGGGAGGCCAACATAAGGCCGCGACTGATGGTTCGTTTCATACTTTCTTCCTCGGTAGCATTCTGACTTTCTTTGCCAGGTAGCGGATCGCGACGGTCACGATCATAATGACCGTCAATATGAACAACACCTTCTTGATCCAGGCCGCAAACATCACGATTAGCGTGATGAATGCGACCAGAACAATTCCTGCAATTACCGCGTATTTCTTGAGCCGACTCATAGAAATTCCATGGCTCTCCGCATCGAGACGGTCGCTTTAAGCGGCCTTCTTGAACGAAGTGAGTTTCTTGTTAAGGGCGTCGATCGAGACCGGCAGGTTCAACTTCATCTGCGTCGACGGGTTCTCGATGTTGGCGGGCAGGTATTCTTCGCACTCGGGCCAGGCTTCGCGGAGCTTGTTGAGTGTCGTGACCGAGTCGAGTGTTCCTCGAACGGTCAGACAGACTGACTTGACCTCTTCTTCGAGCTTTTCGATCTGTCCGCGAAGGCTGAGGTAGCTGTCGATCAACGCCTCGTCCTTGATGACGTAGCGCGTGGCGTAGTCTGTCGCGTAACAGATTTTCTGGGTGTAACGTGCGCCTTCATAAATGGCCAGCCGGTCCCAATTAATCCCTGGGAACTCTCCCTGTTTGCCATAGAAATAGAGGCTCATATGCATGCCGCGAACATTCACCTGCATACGATAGTCGGTGAGATTGTGGCATTTGATCGTCATCTCGTGACCACCAAGCGCGCCGACCTTCTTGTTCAATCGGGTGACTTGATTAATCGCCTCCTGAATGATTTTCTCGTTTGCTTCACCCCCTACTGATTCCAGGCGTATTTTCTCGATGACGGCATCGAGTTGGCTTTCGAGCTTGACCATCAAAGGCCAGATGGTCTTTTCGATGACGCTGGCTGTGATCAGCTTGCGAATGTTGGCGTTCAGTCGGACGGAGGGGATTGATTGCTTAGCCATAGTGCTTCCTCATGATTAGGGATAAGTAACTATTTACTTACTACTACAGACACAAAAATAGTGCGTTTCGCTATGGGGTAATAGCGTTCAAAACGTGCGAAGAACGATGACGACGGCGCACGCAATCAGCGCCAGGACCACTGTTGCCATCAGCGCCAGGACCAGAAGGCAGATGAGGAATACCTTCTGAAACTGACCCATGCGCACGGCGCGATCAGCGCGCATCAGTATCGAACGGTTCATGCGGTCGCCCTGACGGTTTCCAAGCCCATCAATACGCTCAGATTGGTATCCGGGGCATTGTCCGGGTCGAGTTCGCGCAAGGCTTCCAGATACTTGTCGGCGCGGATGATGTCGCGCTGGAGACTTGGGCTCGTCTGAACCGTGATATGAGTGCCGCCGGGTGATTTATCCAGCCGGGCATAGATCGAGGCAATCAAGACTCGCGCTTTGCGGCGGTAGTGCATCAGCTTGATGCTGTGGATGATGCCTTTGTTGGATTGGGTCATGTCTTTCTTCTCGGTTAGAGGGACCAGAGTCCTTTGATCAGCCAAAACAGCACGAACAACATCGGTAAAACCGGCAGCATCACCAGCACCAGCAAGATCAGCTTTTCCCCCACCTGAAACAGCGTCATCAGTCCGTCCAGAAACTTGACCATCGTTCGCTCTCTCGTTGCGTGATTCTCTAGTGTCGAGCGAACACGCTAGGGCTGAAATATGCTTTTTCTCAGCCGGAGGATGCCTCCTGAGCGGCCAACTCGTTGACCACCGCTTCAAACAGGTTGTCACTGACCGGCGGCAGTTCAGGCTTGGACTTTCGCTGCTTAGCCAGCCGCTTGGCGACTGTGTCGTCAGCCTCATTCCAGCCGGCGGCAATCTGCGCGTCACGGCCAGGATCGACCGTTCTCGACGTCACCATTGCCTTGCGTGGCCGGCGGGTCAGCGCGACACGTTCTGCCGCCGCTGCCTCTTCTCGGGCCTGCCTTGCCACCACACTCTCGGCGTAGGATTCGAAGTAGATCGGTCCCCCTGCCTTCTTTTCCTCCAGCATCATTTTGATGGCGGGGCAGGTTCGCGAATTGATCGCCGCACGGCAGTCATCGAAGCCCTTGAGGCGACTCTGCTTGTAGGCCCACACCGTGTGCTGACACACGGCGTAGGAGGCGCAGCGGCTCGTCTGAGCACACTCCACGGCGTGCATGTTGTCGCCGCTCATGGAGGGGGATTTCATGACAGGCTGCCCAGGCCAGCCAGCGCACCCCAATTGGGGTTGGAGTCACGCATGCCCTTGTTGGCGTGGCTACGTTGGAGCTCGGCAACGAGAGGGGATAGCTGCGGGAACAAGTTTCCGCGGGTGTTCTTCGTCAGATAGCTCGCACCCAGCCACTTCACCTGATTGACGATGCCGTTGGGCATGTCGAATTCCTTGGTGTTCCAGACAGAAAAGACCGTGTTGGAGAGAATGGCTTCGACGATGTGTCCGTTCTGGAGAAACCCGCCGGCTTTGATGCAGCTTCGGAAGGTCGCGATATCGGTCTTCGCTGCACCCGTCAGGATTTCGTAGTGGTAGGTTCTGATGCGGTTGTCGATCTGGGAGCCCACTTCGCTCTTCTTAGGGACCAGAATATTGACCTGGTAGTCGCTGACCGAACAGCTGATATCGTCGCTATCCGGGAAGGCTTTGGAGAAAGCCGAATTGACGTCACGAACCCCCCCGATGGTCAGACCCACACCAAAGGCTTCGGCGAAGTCTCGTGGAAGTCTGTCGATCTCGGCGATGCAGCGCAGGGTGCTCTCGCTGGGGATGTCGATGAACGGAATGGCAACCGAGCGGTTGGTGCCGATGTTGTTGTTCAGCGAGAAAAACCCCAGTTTGCCGATACTGTCGATGTTGGCAAGCTTGATGCTGCCGGAGACGTAGGGCACGACGTGGGATTCTTCATTGTCCATCTCGGCGTCGATTTGGGAAGCGTTCATGATTTCCTCTTAGGGTAACTAAGCACTTACTTACTATAGTGTAGCTATAAGATTATCGGGAGTGAAGCATTTGCAAACGCATTTTTGTTGCAAGCGAGCGTGAATAGGGCTGCGCTTTGATAATCGCCTGATTTATCTGAATTTCCGTGGACTCACCTGGGTCTTGTCCCGGCGGCAGGGTGGCCAGACGGGTCTTGAAGCCGTGCTGCTGGAGCAGATCGCAGGCCCCGAGCGCATCTCGAATCGCGGCGGTCTCGGAATCCCACAGCATGGTGATGGTCTCGAGACCGGCAGCCTTGAGGTTCAGAAACGCCCCCAGTTGGTCGTCGTCACCGGCGCTCAGGTGAGATAGGTGCTTGCCGAAGGTGCCCACCGCTTCAATCTCATCGAGTTCGCGGCTCCATAGCGTCTTCTGAATCGCCCAGACATCGAAGGCGCCTTCGCCTACGACGACATGCCTTTTGCCGACGGCGTTATTGCCGTTGTAAAGGAAGGCGCCGGCTGCCGGCAGCCCGGTGGCGAATCGGTATTTGTCGTCGGCAGTGCCGGTGATGTCTCGACCCTGGAACGTCTTGAAATCGCCAGCCAGGTCGAACACCGGAATGATCACGCGACCGGTAAAATCCTGGCTATGTTCGCGGCTGTCGGTCTTGAAGCGAAAAACACCCCTTTCGCAGAAATGCAGGCGAAAGTATTCGCACTGCTTGGCCGTGACGCCTCTATCGTGGAGGTAGGAGACGATCTGTCCACTCGGGGTGGGCAATGCAACGGCATCTTCGGGAAGCTCGCTCAGCGCCTCGTAGGTGGCCACCTTGCGCTCACGCTCGATGGTGAAGCCGACCGAGTCCAGATATCCCTCGATGTGCTCGATCACCATCCGCGGGGCGGGATTGTCGAGATGGGCGCGGATGAACGACCACTTGTTGAAGTTCTCGCCGGGAGGATGGTCGCCTTGGAAACAATTTCCCAGCCCCGTTTCTTCGTTGAGATAGACCTTCCAGCCGTCGCCGCCACAGACCGGACAATCCTTGAGGATCAGCTGGGTTCCTTTGCGCGAGCGGCTGGTCTTGTATTCGATCCCCTGGGTGTCGAGATAGTCCCGAATATCCAGGTCATCGAGCATGGTCTTGAGATCACTCATGCGGGTTCACCAGGGCAGACCCGATCTCATCGTAATCGCTATCGGTGAGCCCTAAGTGTTGATCGGTCTCCCAGCAGTGACCATCCCAAGACCCGATGATCCACTCCCCGTTGTCCTTGAGCCAATATCTGCCATGCGCACGAGGGGTAAAGACATCTTCGGGGTCGACGACGCTGTCGAACTGAGCCATTAGTTTCTCGTAGTCGTAATCCTTACTCATGAATCCGAGTCTGGCGCCGATGGGGAGCCGTCCGTATTTGAGCTGGAAGATGACAGAGCCGATGCAGAGGGAGTCTTTATCGCCGCGCTCATAGCTGAGCTCGTTGCCTTCATCGTCTTCGGTATGACTGCCTGAGAGGGTCTTGTGGCAGAAGAAGGTCTTGCCTTCGCCTTCGGTGATGTCCCGTGCGATCTCTTCCAAACGACCAGGGGCTAAATCAATAGCCCCTGCGTCGGATCGGAACGGACAGTTGGCACAGGGTTTCTTCAATCGAAACGGGTTGGTGCCTTCCATCGCTCACTCCTTGCTTTCATCGTCGCTCTTACCAACTTCTTCCGCCCTGATCACGTTGTATTTCCGGGTCAGGTCTTCCATGAACGCCTTGATGGAGCTGAACCCGTGATCGGAGGCCATCTGCTTCATGTCATCCTTGATATCCGGGTCGGTCAGAAAGCTCACCGTCACCTTCTTGGCTCGCATGTCGCGCTGGTAGTCCCGCTGATAGTCCGTGCGGTTCTTCGGGGGCTTTTCGTTGCTCATCAGGTAATGTCCAGAATTTTGGTTAGGAACTTCATCTTTTCCAGGTCTTGGCCGATCCGCACCGTGATGTCGCTGCGCTGGTTTCGCGACGCAGCGAAATACAGGCGGGCTTCCCCGGCGGCCTTTTCTTCTTCTGTTTTGTTGATCGAGATCACCAGATCGGCAATTCGAATTTTGTTGAAATCCTCGGCGACGTCGGTCATGCCGGCGGTCGCATTTCTGGCTCCGTCGCGGTTGGTCTGAGTCGCTGACAAAAGGGCGACGTCATACGTCATGGCAGCGGCGCGCAAACCCACGTAGATGCTCTTGCTGTTCTCGATCGGGTCCGTTGAGCGAAAGTCTGGCGCCATGATGTCTCCGTAGTCGACGACCACTTGGTCGAAGACGATTCCGCGAGCTTTGTAGTGCTCTATGAGACGACACAGCTGCTTGGGGGTAAAACTCCCCGTCGGATACTGATGGATGATGAATTTGCCGGACGATGAAGCCAGCTTCTCGATCTCATCTTTCACCGAGCCCGACTTATCGGTCAACTCATGCACCTTAGTATCCGCCAGGGTGGCATCGATACGATCGGCCATGATCAGATCGGCGACCTCTAGGGTCACGTAGAGGACATCGAAGCCCGCCAGTGCCGCATTGATTCCGAACTGCCCCAGCGCTGTCGATTTTCCGCTCTTGGGTGGACCCATGAACAGCACCATTTCGCCGCGACCCCAGCCCTTGTGATAGAGCAGGGTGTCGATCGCTGGATAGCCGGAGGTAATACCCTGATCCGGCGCCACACCAGCTTTGCGTTCTTCTCGGGCTTCGGTGCGGGAGCTGATCGACTCGAAGTAGTCATAGCCGTTGTTCGCGTCGTTGGTGCCGATCATCAGCGCCTTGGAGAATTCCTTCTCTGCCTGGCTGAAATCGAAATCTTGGCCCAGCTTTTCGGCTTTCTCCATGTCGTCGATGACCCGCATGATCGACGATTGCAGCGCTTTGTGACGTGCGAAAGATGACACCTGCTCGACGACGTAATTGACGTCGCCCAGTGACTCCCGAAACGCCTGACCGAGTGTTTCCTTGATGTCATCGATCATACCCGACTTGAGTCGGCCGGTTGCGCTGGCCTTCTTGATGTAGATCGCGAGCGTTCGAATATCGGGCGCGGAGCCGTATTTCTTGAAGTGGTTCTTTGCCACACCGACCAGGAAGCGGGTCGAGGCCGATTCGAAATACTCTCGGTCGACTAGATCATCACACTGACGCATGAAATGGGTGTCGCGCAGGATATGCGCGACCACCTTGACCTCATAGTCAGGGTCGAACGGAGAGGGCGGCGCTGCACTGGCTGAGCCGGCTGCGCCACCGATACCTGCGATAACGGCGGCAGCAGTCATGCATCAGGCTCCGATCGGCGTAATGATGCGGGCGATCGAGGACTTGAACACGCTTTCGCGATTGCCCTGATATTCGATGCCGATGGAATAGCGGTCAAAGCCGATGGCGATCACGCCTTCCATGCAGGTGCCGTCAATCAGCACCAGTCTGATCGGCGATCGCGAGCGGATCGAGGGAATCAGGGCGGCTTCGTGCTGCTCCAGGTTGCGACGTGTCGGCGGACGCTTCTCGGTCCCCGGCTTGCTGCTAAAAGACGGCTTGTGACCGGTGGCAGCGTCCACACGACGAGAGCGGGATTCGACTGAGGTGATGGTTGTAACTGGTTTCATGGTTGATTGCTCCGTGTGTGCTTTGAATGCGATGTCAGTGTGTGCTGACGATCACAGGGTGTCGTTCGGATAGAGCTGGTCGGCGAGACGTAGAGCTTCATCCACTAGCGCATCGCCAAAGTGATCTCTGGCAACGGCTTCGGGTAGATGGCAACGGCGAAAGACCGCGCCACCTAGTGAGAAAACGGGATGTGCTCTCTGCTTGATCTGTGCGATCAGATAGCGGTGGTAATCGTTCTGGTGAAGCTCGCCGGCGAACTGCTCGTTGCCGAAGCAAGGCTCGGTGGCGTAGCGCAGCCGAGCGACGCGATCCTTGGCCAGCAAGTCCTTGACGACCTCGACGTGATCCTCTGTGTAGAGCTGATTGATCCGCGGCAGGTGAGTCCAGTTGCGATGCTCAGCCCAATTCAAGAGCTCGCGGCAGTAGAAGTCGTAGGGGGCGCCGATCGAGTCGGCAGCCTGACGCGACTTCCAAAGGGCGATCAGCTGTTGTGATCCGAGGGTGTGGAGCGTCTTCGCCTTGATACCCTTGTGAAACCAGTGGCTGGAGATGTCCTCGCGCTTGCGCATCACCCAGGCGTGTTCGGAGCGGTAGGCTTCGAGGAAGATCGCGGCGGCGCGCCACAGGTGATACGGGCGATAATCGAACCATTTGGAGAGCAGCAGGTCTGCTTCCTTCTCCAGCAGGTCTCGCGGGATACCATCGGACATGACCGCGTCGAGCTCGACGGAAGAGAATTGATCATAGAACTCGAAACTGCCGTCACGACGTGCCCGATAGCGCTCGACCAAATTGTCTGGGAGCTTCGCCATTGGCACGCTTTTAGGCGGCTTGCTCGTGCTGGTATGCACGACGCGTTTCGCGGGAGAGTTCATTGTTTTCTCTAACAGTAAGTAAGTGCTTAGTGACTGCATAAGTTAGCACTCTCTGATCCGGGGCAGCAATCAAATCTTCGCGTTGGGGGAGGGGTATGTTCGAGAGGGCCGGCTCCTGGCGCGGCGGCGGCATGCGCAACACGCCCGGCTTCACTACGTTGACCATCTGGAACTGCTGACGGGGAAACCCCAGGGCCGGGATCACTCCCTTTCCTGCCTTTCCTCAGCTCCAGGGTGTCGGAAACCTTGTCGGGACCGGAGAGGTTTTGTTTTTAGCTCGGGTGCCTGCTTCCATCTATAAATACATTTCCAGATAAACACAGATAATAGAGTTATAGGTCTGCCTCACAGCTGCTCGGACCCGGCGAACCGCGCAATGAAAAGCCCCCGATCGTCTGATCGAGGGCTGGGGGTGAATCGCTCCCTGTTTGCGTGTGCGCTCCGTTCCGAGTTTCCAAGCGTCATCTTGTGTCGTGAAGCTCGAACGCGCTCAGGGACGCTTTCTGGGTCGATTCTGACGCTATCAGGGATAGCATCGCTACACTGCGCTAAGCTGCGACTGGATTGTCTTCGTAGTTCGACACAATGATCTGCGCCAACGCCGAGCGGACAACGTCTGCCCGGTCGAACGCGATCACCCCAAAGCCAGGGGTCCGGCTGAACCGTTGAACGACATCATCCAAGCCGTTGAGCTTTGCGCGAATGTCCTGCTGCGAGGCGTCACCATTGATGACGACACGCGTGTTCTCGCCGAGACGGGTGAGGAACAACTTCATCTGCTTAGGCGTGGTGTTCTGCGCTTCGTCGAGAATCACGAAAGCGTTCTTGTGCGTTCGGCCCCGCATGTAGGCCAGAGGGGCGATCTCGATCTTGCCGGTCCCGATCAGATAGTCGACGAAGCCCTTACCCAGGCGCTCGTCCATGACCTCACGGATCGGGACGAAGTAGGGCGCGAACTTATCCATGATCTCGCCAGGAAGGAACCCGAGTGATTCTTCCGCCTCGACCACCGGGCGGGTGACGATGATCTTCTCGACGTCCTTGGCCATCAGCGCCTCACAGGCCAGTGCGGTAGCTACCCAGGTCTTGCCGGCCCCCGCAGGGCCAGTGCCGACGGTGACATCGTTCCCCTGGATCGAGATGATGTAGTGACCCTGAGTCTCGTTGCGTGCCTGGACGGGCTCGCTGGAGCGTTTGGCGTTGGCCGTGGACATGAAACGCATCAGATCGCGCTGGATCTCGGCGCCTGCCTGTTCGCGATGGTTGTCGAACAGGGCCACGACATCGGCTCGATCCCTACGCTTGCTGGACCGTCGTTCCTGACGCTTCTGCTGCTTGCCGTTATAGCTTCGAGACATCGGTCGACCCTTAAAAGGAAAGGCGAGCCGAAGCCCGCCTTCAATCACACAGTCAGAGACACCCGTTCACGCCACGCACCTGTCGCGAGACAGGGCGGTCGATCCAGATCGTAGGGTCGTTGGCATGACAGCATCGGCCTAAAATCCAGTAAGTAAGCGATTACTTACTCTATCAGGCGGACGAAGGCAAAACCATATGCTTTGTCCGCCTTTTCTCTAGGATTTCACCTGCTTGGAGCGAATCTTGTCGACGACTCCCTCGAGCGCACCGCCGGCGAAGTAAAACGACAGCACTAAGGCGACTGGCATGCCCAGCGTGTCGTTATTCAACTCCCCGAGCGTGCGCGCCGCCTCATCGAGCTGTTTGCCATAAGCCGGCTCAACGAAGCCCGCGATCACCAGCATCAGCGCGCAACAGAGCCACACGGTCACATAGGGCACCGTGACGGTCAGCGCGAGCAGTCGCTGGGCCAATTTGAACGGCTCGTAGGCTTTCAGCAGGTTGAGGAAGCCAATCGCTTTCTCTTCCTGGGTGTAGATCGCCTTGTCGACGCCATTGTAGATGCCATCCGCGGCTTTCTGGATGACGTTGTCACTACCGAACAACCTGGCAAAGAGTCCCATGTGTCAGGCTCCAGCAAGAACACCGATCCACGCCGAGGGCGTGATGGTGCGGGTCTCCACGACGGGTTCGCTCAGCACGACACCCTCGTGGTCCACGCTTACACTGACGTCCGGCGTCACGGACAGCTTGTAGACGTCGGTCATGATCAGTGTTTGCGGCTCGTCGTCGAGCTGAACCACGACTTCGGTCGGCTCGCTGAATTCGGCAGTCAGGGTGTAGGCGAGAAGCCCTGTCTCGATCGCGTATGGGTCGTGCGGATAGAGCGCTTTGTAGCGTGCATACTTCACTTCGTCGGCAAACACCTGGTCATAGATGCGCTGAGCCGTGCCGGGGCCGGTGAATACGGTCTCGGCCATGATCTCGACGCCCGGCATACCGCGCCAATCCTCGACCTCTTCATCCTGGAGACGGACGTAGACCATCACGGCGGTGCCATCGGTGATCGCCGGGGTGCGAGCGAATCCTGTGACCACCGGGGGAGTAACGATCGCGCCGTTCCCATCACGCTCGAGCATGTTGGGATAGTGGATCGCCAGGTGATTAACCAGAGTTTTGAAAGTGGCGACATAGAGCAGAGCATCACGCATGGGCAGGGTCTCGTATCAGGTAGTAAGAACGATCAGATCGGCCGCTTCCATCGCCATCGGGTAGGCGCGGAACTCAGCGATGGTGCCGTTGATGGCGTTGTTGGTGTCGGAGATAGCACCAAGCTTGGCGCGGTTGAAGATCGGGATACCCTGGGGAGGCGTGCTGGTATAGCTGACAGAACCATTGCAGGCGACCGCGAAGCGCGTGGCATTCACGGACACCGCAATCTTGTTGCTGCCGCCTTTCACTACCGGGAAGTTGGTCGTAGAGATATTGGCCAGGCGATCGTAATTCACCCAGAAGATCGCGTTATTGTTGGACGGCACACCCACTCGGATACTCTTGCTTGTGCTGTTGTTCAGGGAATAGAACACCAGCGATCCGGTGTCGGAGGTCTGCACACCTTCGACATAGAAGGTGAAGCCGTTGGGGTTATGCTCGAACGACAGGTCGCGCAGCATGTTGTCGGCTGCACGGGTAACGGCCGTTGCGGCTGTCGGAATGATCGTCGATCCGTTGCCGGTCTCGATCTGCCAGTGGGCGAGATGGATAGTCTGTCCAACGGCTGGGTTCGCGTCATTGTGGGTGATGCGATACTCAACCGAGGCTGCGGTCGAATCCTGACTTGCCGTGCAGGACACGCGCGCCATTACCCATCCATCGCGCAGATCGCATTGCTCTTCGAGTTTCCAACCCGATCCCGTCGAGGAATCGACAGACCCATCGAATCGAATCTCACCCGCTTGCCAGCCCGACTGAAATGACTTGAAGACCAGCGTAATGCCGTTTGCCGATCCCGCTTTGGCGATGACGGTGGTGGTGTATTTCGTTCCATTGGTGACGCTGAACGTGCCGGGATCTAAGCCTGTCGTGTTGTTCTCAAGGCAGGTCAGCTTGAAAGCTTTTTGACCCGTAATAGGAGAGGTTTCGCTTGAGACCGCAACATCGCATCTCAGGCGAGTTACATTCGCGTTGGTCATGTCCGTGCTGTAGGGGTGCAGGTTGGTGCCGGCACCTTCCAGGGAAATACCTTTTGCCTCTCCGGTCGTCGGATCGTAGGCGTAGGCAACGGTGTTCGCCGGGAATTCACGGACATTGCCGGTAGGGCCAAAGCACCACTTCGACGAGCCACGCAGCACCTGGAGCAGATCGGCAACGTCACGGCCGCGCTCGATGATACGATTGCCTTGGAGAAACACCTGCTCTCGGAAGTCCAGAATCATCGAGGGGAGTGGCTTCGTCGCCTTTCTCTGTGCCAGGCCCAGCAGCGATTGCTCCTTGGCGTCGATGTTATCCATCAGGGCAGAGCGGGCGGCGGTGAGCTCGGCTGTCGATGCCGTGACGCTGGTGTCGGTATAGTTGCGCACCGAGGTCATCAGTTTGGCGTGACGCGTCTGTAGCTCGGTGATTGACGCGGCATGGGCGGTATCGAGCGTCTGCGTCATGTGGTCATCTCCAAAACCTGCTCTTCACTGAGCACCATGGGGAACTCGCGAAACTCGACGATTTGCCCATTGATGCCATTGTTGGTATCCGAAATGGCGCCGAGCCGCGCACGATTGACGGCGGGGACGCCGCGGCTGCTGATATCCATCCTCGACAGCTCACCGTTGAGGGCGACTGCGATCTTGGTCGGCCCTACGCTGACTGCCAATTTGAATGGAGTGCCTGGGACGTAGGAGGGGAAATCGGAAAGCGGAATGCTGCGGGCACCGGCGTTGTTCTGGTTGAACCACACCGCCGCGCTGTTGTTGTCCGGGAAGCCGACGCGAAGATGACTATCGAGACCTCCGACATTCGAATAGAACAACGCGGTTCCCTGACGGGAACCCTGGACGCCCTCCAGATAGAACGAGAACCCTTCCTTGTTGTGAGAATCATCCAACTCCCAGGTCGGATCATCGGCAGCGCGAGAGGTTGGCGTTCCGGCGCAAAGAATTCGAGATGTAGAGCATGAGTTGGCCTCAAGCTGGGCATGAAGCATGTAGACGCCCTTGTCTCCCTCACCGGCATACGCTTCGTTGACGCCACCGTCCTTGCTCAGCATGTAGAGCACGTTGCCGTCGGCCTCGGCATCGACGTAGAAAGTCACCTCGCAGAGCCAGTAGCCATTGGGCAACTTGGTCATCTTGGCTGAGGATTGCGACGGCGATGGCTGGTTGAAAATCTGACCATTCTCGAGATCAAACCCGGCTTGGCTTGAGGGTCCATAGTCGGTGACTCTGATCTCGATCTTGGAACGCTCACCGGCTTTGACGATGATCGAGTCGGTCCAGAATCCAGCAGTCAGCCTTGCGCCGTGGAGGAAGTAGTGCTGAACGTCAGTCTGTGTGCCCTCGTTGAATTTCCACGGGCCAATGCCGTCGATGACGGTCGATTCAGATGAGGTTGAGAAGGTCGAGCCATTGGCAACGGGCCAGCGGCTGAACTCATGTGAGTAGGGGCGAATGTTCGTCGCTGCGCCTTCCAAAAGCGCGCCAATCGGATAACCGGTCAGGGGGTCATAGGCATAGGCCAGGGTGTCGACCGGCACCTGAGTGATATTGCCGCCGGGACCAAACGCCCATTTCACCGAGGCTCGTTTGAATCCAAGGAGTTGATTGGCCGTATAGCCATGATCGATGGAGGCTTCGCCTTTCATGAACGAGCGACGGATGAAACCAGCTAGGAAAGAAGGCACCGGGGCATTGTCGAGAGCCAGAATCTGATTGATTAACCCGGACTCGGCTTCATCGATTCCGCGATTGGCGCTGGCGTGTTTCAGCAGCAGATCATTGGTGCTCTTGGCGATACTGCCACCGGTGTAGCCCCGAACGGCTTCGATCACGCTGGTATGAGCGGTCTGGAGACTGTCGATCGAGACCTGTAGATTCGGATCAAGCGCCATTGCCTTCCCCATATCGATTGATGACGTAGCGAACCCGCTTGTCCATGAGCGTTAGTCGCGCAGAAACTTCCGCTTCGGCCTGGGTCAATGCCGCTTTGGACGCGTCGAAATTCGAATAAGCGGTCTGGATCGCGGTGGTCTCGTTATTGGCCTCCGTGGTCAAGCCAGAGATCGTGGCGATTGCATCGGTGTCGGTCATGATTCACCTCGAAAAGCCGGCCGGAGCCGGCCCAGGATTAGGCTTCTTCTTGCGTCACGAGAGGGGCGTAGCTGACCTTGCCCCGAGAGTTGCGCTTGGCAACGAGCACTTCCCCACGCGGGCGAGTGGTCACGCTGACATGCACCCACTGGCCGAACTCTTCGATCATCTGGTCGTAGCCGGGTTGGTTGGCCACGATGAAGTCGACGAGCTGACGCGAGGTCATGCCAGGGACGTGAATGTCGACGGCTTCTGCCTTGGAGTGCTGCGAATTCTCGGCGCCGCCGATGGCTTCGTTCAGCGCCGGGCAGCGATAACCGGAGGTGATGACGATCGGCAGCTCACGCGAGCGAGACTCTTGGCGGTGAAGCCGGTTGATCTTGTTGCGAAGCTCTTGCAGCCACCAGGAAAGGCGAGCGGCATTCGGCACGAGCTCGTCGGGGACCGTGTTATCGATACCCTTGCGAACGGCAGTCTGGGAAAGCTCGAACTCACGACGGGGGAAGTTGAGTGCGAATTGCATGGGTCTATCTCCTTACGAGATTTTCTTGACCGCACGAGTGATCTTCGCGGCCCATTCGAGAGCTCGCAGACCGCCCAGGCTAGTCAGTAGGCCGATGAAGATGATCTGTGGCTCGGGCAGCCCCTGTAGCAGTCCCATCACGTAGATCGAGACAGCCCCGATGGCGGCGAGGATCATTTCCCCGATGAACTTGCGGATATTGAATGGCTCGTCGGAGACGAGATTGCGTGCGACATGACCCAACAGAATGAAGCCCATGACGATCCAGAGACTTTTGTCGGCCCAGTTCAGCACCGGTTCGGGGATCGCATCGCCAATAGGTTGAGAGGCAAGGGTCGAAACCACTTCCTCAGTGATCGTATCCTTCACGTCGCAATCTCCCCGCCAAAGGTTAATGACCGGGCAATCATATCATGGTAAGTAAGCGCTTACTTACTATTTTGTCAAGCCCTCACGCGAGTTCTGAGAGAGCTTTGACGGTGCTTTCGGCGATCGCATGCATGATTGCCGGTGTCTTGGCATCGCGAATTGCCTGTTTCGCCTGGAGACGATGGATCTCTATAGTGGAACCGATCATGTCCCACTTTTTGCGGGTCTCTACGATGACTGTCGCCACCTCGCGCATCGTCTTGTCCCGAATCTCGGCTTCCGCCCCGAGCCATGGGAAGGCGCCAGCCTCATTGGCGAGAAAGCGCGAGGCATCCTCGAACTTCGACTGATAGGCCATGGCTTGGCCGGTGCCGGAGGTCAGAAACCGCGAGCGTGCCTCTTCGGCAGCCTGATCGACCTTGAGACAGTGATCGGCGATCGCCGCATCCTGGCACTCGAATTTGCGGACGGACAGTTTAGCCATCGATCGTCACCTCGAAGCTGGTGTTGTGATGAGAGACCAGTCCCGACAGGCTGATTTCGTGCGTGCCGGGCACGTCGAAGTCGATCTCCGTTGCCTCTTCGTCGGTCACAAGAGCCATACCGGCAACTGCCAGTTTCGTTCCGGCGGGCAGGCCAATGATCGTCAGCGTCAGCGGCGTGGTCTCGAGCCGGTAGAGGTAGTTTTGCTTCTCGCGAGGTTCATGGGTGGCCAGGTCGACGTAGTAGTCGTCGAAATGGTAAACGCCCTCGATGACGGTCAGGTGAGGTTCGTCCTGGTCCTGAAATTCCAGCTCATCGGCAGCGCATTCCCCAAACTGGGTGACTCGACCGGTCTCGTTGTTGTAGACCGTGAACTTCACCAGCGGCACTGGCTCCTGAATACCGCCTTCCGGGAGTTCGGGGAACTCTTCCATCGGCATCACGAAGGGCAGGTCGTCCTTTGACGACACCACCCCGTATTCCTCGTCATCGGCTTCGATCTCGGTCGTTGCCGTCGTTTCATCTGCCATTAGCGTTGCCCCAGGAAGAAGACCAGTGACACTCGACCGTCACTGTTCGAGTCGGTGAAGCGCGCACGGACATCGTGAACGCCGGTGTTGCCGATCTGACGAAAGCCCATGATGGTTGAGATCGTGTAGGTGTCCGGCCATTCCGTCACCAGCTTGATCCACTCGTTCAACTGCTCGCGATTGCGATACTCGATGATCACCCGCTGGTCGCCATCGCCGAGTTTGGTGAACGACGCCATGCAGATCAGCGTCACCATCGGGCCTGGGAAGACGCCTGAGCCGATGCTGAGCGAAGCCGAAGCCTGACCCACACCGAACGCCTGACGCGGCACGATGATGGCTCCGCCCTTGATCTGAAGGGTGTCGACGTATGCGTCCCCGGTGTAGATGGCGTTGCCATTGATCGTCGTCTCGCCTGGACGAATCCAGTAGTTCGTCCGGTTTCGAGTGACAGCCACGTCCTCGAGCACGTCGCCGATATTTCGACCGCCGGCGCGCTTGGTGTCATACGAGATGTTCGAAGCCGTGCGGTCAGCATCGGTCGGCGGCTTGGTGCCTGTAACCTCCGAATAGCCCAGCGAGTTTTTCTTGGATAGCGAGCCCTGACCGGTGAACGTCGCAGCTGATTTCACGACCAGATTGTCAGCGTCGATAAATTCCGCCTTGATCTTGCCGCCGGAAATGATGACGCCGCCTGTCGCCGAGCGCAGCTTGCCGATCGTCACGGTGTTGATCATGGCGTCGTCCATGTAGACGCTGCCGTTCATCACGACGAAGGGTTTGACCTTGCCCTCCGTGCGGCCGATCCAGAACTTGTCGACCTCGAATCCGGCGTCAACAGTCAGACCGTTGTTGTAGATGCCAAAGCCTCCGATAAGGCCATTCGAGCTGACCTTGGCGGTGTAGAAGGCGTTCAGTGCCGGGTCGTTGCGCACCATCACCACGTTGGTGAAATAGAGCTTTCCGAAACTCCCGGCCTTGCGGGTAATGAGAACGCGGGCTCTCACCGCTCCACCGGGGGAGATGGTCGAGCTGACCTCCGAGGTTTGCCAGGAGCCGGCAGCCTCATCGGTCAACGTCACCGTTTGCATGGTTTCGCCTAAGAAAAGCACGCCATCGACGTCTCGCCACTGAATCGCGATATCCAGCCGGCCGCCGGAACTACTACCCCGACAACAACTGAACTTGCCGGCAAACTCTTCGTGGGCGGCGCAGTCTTTCCACTCGCCGACGAAGTAGCGGTCGAGGTCGTGCTGATCGTCACCGAACTCGGCGAAGTAATTGGTGGGGCAGTTCTTGTAGATGACCGACGCGCTGTCTGATTTGTTGAGAATCCTGACCAGCGTGGAATCGCCCCAGCCCTCGATCGAACCGTTGGCGAACAGTCCGTTGGTAACGAGACTGGTGCCCGAGGCGGTCGCCGACGCGGTGAGCTGAACCGCCGAAAACTTGTTGTCGGTATACGCCTGAACGTCGGTCTGTAGGGTGGATCGCGCCAGGTTGGCGGTGGACGTGGTTTCGTATTTGGTGAGCTGACTCGCGACGAAGCTCTGATACTGGCTGGTCAGGTTCGTGGAAAGCGACGAACGTGACGAATTAGCATCGATTTTGGTTTCGTAGGCTGTCATCGCGGTGGCGATGTTGGGGCCGATCGATGCCTGGACCTGATCGATCTTGGAAGCCAGCGCCTCATCCACCCGATAGCCGCGGATGTTGGTCACGAGCAGGCTGCCGGAGCCACCCGAGATCCGACCGATGATAATCATCGCTTGGACGCCATCTGCCGGAGCGGTGAGCGTTACCGGCCCGAGTTTCAGCCACGCAACGGTCTCTGCATGGTTGACACGCTTGATCGACGGCCAAGAAACCTGATTGCCATCTTGGTCGAAAAATCGCACCGAGAACTCGATACTGATGTCGCCTTCGCCTCTGACTGCATAGGAAGCATCGAAGGTGTATTGCGCACCTGGCGTGACAGGAACCATACCTTGGTTATGCAGGTAGGCTGTGGTGTCGTGGTTTACGTCATCAAGCTCCACGAAGTAACGTGCCGGCGCGTTTTGGTTCAGTGGCGAGGTGCTGTCACGGCGTTCTCTGATATTCGAAATACTGACGGCGCTGCCGCCCCAGAGGGCCAGATCACCCAGCTCAAACGAACCATCACGAATCAACGAATTACCGGTGATCGAGGTCTTGATCTGTTCGGAGACGCTGGCCTGGTTCTGATCGACCTTGCTTGAAACCTGGCTGATCTGGTCGGCCAGGGTCATATCGGCGGTGCTTCGGGCTACCGCTTCCTCGGTAATCGTCGACTCCAGATCGCCGACTTGTGTCTCGATCGACTCGCGTCGGGAGGCTTCGGCCAGGTCATCTTCCAGGCGAATGTTTTGCTCGGTGCGAATGGATGCCGTGCTTCCGGCGCGTGAGGCTTCGATCGCCTCGAATTGCACCGCGTCGAGGCTTGCCTGCTCGATCTGAACTCGCTGCTCGTTGAGAAGCTGTGCCGCTGCGTCGTCGACGCGTGCCGATACGCTCGAGATTTGGTAGGCGAGGGCGCTGTCGGCCGTGACACGCGCCTGACGTTCCTCGACCACTGCGGCGGTATCGCCACCCATCTCAGCCTTGATCTCTTCGATCTGGAGACCGAGTGCTTCATCCGCCGTGGCCCGTGTTTCGGTCTCTGAGGTGATGGCGCCTTCGGCTTCACCCATCCGCGTCTCCATGGCGGTCGTGCGGGTGGCCAGGGCGTCGGTCTGGGTGGTTCGTGCTTGCGTCTCTTCGGCGATCCGAGTCTCGTTGTCACCCACCCGCGTCGTGATGGCGGTGATCTGACCGGTGGTCGCTTCCTCGGCGGTCGCGCGAGCGGTGATCTCTTCGAGAATGGCGGCTTCGGCGAGTCCCAGACGCGCAGTGGTCGCTTGGATATCCGTGGACAGCGCTTCATCGGCGCTGACGCGAGCTTCCTGCTCGGTGGTGATCGCGGCGGTGATCTCGCTGATCTCGGCATTCGCACGGCGAACCGTGACGCCATCCACCAGAAGCCCCTTTCCTGAGCCGGAGGTGTCCGCCCAGATCGCGATGTTGTTGACACCAACCGTCGAGCCTTCCGGCACCTGCCAAGTGAACTGGTAGACGTCCCAGGACGGCGTCGGCGTGAACATGCGCCAGGTGCTGCTGCCGACACCGTTGGTAGCGAAGGCAATTGCGAACTCGGCAGTGGGATTGTCCGCCGGCTGCTTGGCCGCGATCTGAACCACGATCTCGTAGCCCTCGAACGCTTCCGCCGCCCCGGAGGGGATCAACGCACGCGTTACACCGATACCGTCGGTGCCAGGCGTCGGGGTAGCCGAGGATGACGTCAGCAGGGCTGATTGCGTGCCCTGGTAAATGTCGACTGACTGGACCGTCAGGGTGTCAGTCGTCGGCACTTGCCACTGCGTCAAATCAGTGCCGGGCTCGAACCCTGAGCCGAACTGCGGAACGGCATCCAGCTTCGCAGACAGCTCACCGATCCGGGATGAGATGACAGATAGCTCGTCGGCGCGAGTCAAAGACTCGGTGACGATGGCGCCTTCGTTGTCGTTAACCCGAACCTCGAGGGCGGAGCGCTCACTAGCCTCTGCCGTGTCGCCATCGATACGAATCTGCTTCTCGGTGCGGATCGATGCGGTTCGGTTGGCTGCGGTGACGGCAAGAGCTTCGAACTGGATAGCCTGAATCGCGTCACGCTCAGCCTCGACCCGACGGAGCTCGCCCAGGTAGGCGTTATTATCTTCGAAGGTGGCCGTGATGCCCTGGACAGTCTCGGTCAGCGCAGAATCGCGATCCTTACTGGCCCTGGCCTCGTCGACGATGGAAGTCTCGGCTTCGAGAAGGCGTTGTGCCAGCTCATCGTCTCGTTGAGAGAGAGTCAGTTGGGTGGCATCAATCGACAGTGAAATACCGTCTACACGGCCGTCGAGTCTGACGGTTTCGTCCAACAGGTTCTGCTGCACCTTGTTGGTCGACTCGTTCGCCTCGTTGATCAAACCGTCGACGCGCACAGCCTCATCGGCTAGGTCATCACGGACGCCGGCAAGGCGCTCATTGACGGAGCCAACGATTCCCTCGGGCGCAGAGATTTTCTCGATCTCTTTAGCCAGCTCCTGGGCCAGTGCCGACTCATCGATCTGACCAGCGATGAACTCCATAATCTCGGCAGGATCGGCGCTGGTCTGGAACTGTGTCGGATACCAGGCGCTGACACCGAACGCCGAACGGCCGCGAATATACAGGTAGTAGGTCGTGTCGTAGTCCAGACCCACGATCTGCACGGTGTCGCCGGTGCCGGCCAGGACAGCATTCGACAGAATTTGACCGTTTAGCAGCGGCGCGTTGGAACGCCAGACTTCCCAGGTGATACCGAACGGGGCGGCAGCGATGACGATGGTCGCCGTGAACGCCGTCACCGTGATGGACACGCCATCCGGCACGGGCGGGGTAATCAGCTCGCGCACGGAGGCGGTTGTCGCGACGCGAGACATGGCGCCGCGGAGATCGATGGCCTTGATCCAGTAGGAGTAGACGCCGTTCTCTTTCAGGGTGGTGAAGAAACGGGTGCCGGCGTGATCCTCGACGATCAGGGTGCCGGTCTCCCAATCCTCGCCTTCGCGAATCTCGTAGCCAACGACATCAGGATCAGCGAGCTTGATCCAGTTCAGCTCGACACCGTCACGATCCAGGCGCGCCGTGAAGCCGGTGACGTTGGCTGGCACATCGAGACTGCCCGTGACGTTGTAGGTGACCTGCGGGGCGGTGTTGTAGTTCGCCGTGCGTCCACCGCCGTCGTATGCCACCACGCGGATCACTAGCTCTTCGCCGAACTTGGCTTGCAGGTGGTAGGAGGTCACGCCCGCGCCGGCGATACCGTGGATCTCCATCTCTCCGCCGTTGCGAGCGATATAGACCTTGGCGCCGGCGTAGTTGCCATCTTCCGGCAGGCTCCAGCTCACGATAAGGCTGCTGATCAGCGAGGCGGACTTGATGATACTGTCTTCGATCACCGTCAGATCGCGGACATGCTGAACTGTCTGGACCGGACGTGAATAGATCGGCGTCGGCTGGAAGTTGGCCGGATCGAAGATGGTCTCGTTGTATTCGATCAGCTTGAGCACGCGGGAATAATCGCCGTCGCCCGATACGCCAACGACCGTGAATGGCTTCGCGGCCTTGTCGGTGACACCGATCATGTAATTGCTCAGATCAGCCGGCACTTGGCCGAGCGCGCTGACCAGCGTGATCTGCGAGGTTTCCGCATCGTAGGACGCGATCTGACGCGCTTCGATGACATCGGTATCCCAGAGCTCGAATCCGGTGCCGACAGCCAAGCCATCGGTGTCCGCCAATTGGATCTCGGTGTAGCCGTTGGCCGAGCGGATCGAGAGAATCCGGCGATCCTGGTCGCCGAAGACCAGGCGTGTGGCCGCGACAGACGCCGGCACTCCCTGGATGAACACGCTGCCCGAGTTGTGGTTGACAATTGCCACTGTCGGGCTGGCGCGCTTCACAACCGAGTGGTGAACCATCATCGACATATTCACCGGTGATGCGCCGATCTCGAGCGTGCGGTCTATCTTGATGATCTTCGCTGTCGAACCCGGACGTATGCGGCCGGACTCGCCCCACTGCGGCATGTCGTGCTGCACCAGCACCACGTCGCCCACACCACACACCATCGCTTCGATTGGCGCTTCGAGCTGACCGGACATCACCAGCCCTTCGTTCATCGCCTTCTGGAACAGTGCCTCGTTGTATGCCTGCTTCTCGTTGTCGATACCCACCATGCGGGTCGTCGAGATGCGTTGCATGTCGCCGCGAGCGATTGAGTCTTCGTTGATCAGGCGGACGGTGTTCTGCTTGTTGTCCAGCTCCTTGTCGTAGAACTCGATCTCGAATTCGTTGGAGCGATCTTCGATGCTCGACCAGTTGAGTTTCAGCGAGCCCTCTATGATGTTGCCGTTGCCGAACATCATCACCGGTTCGCTGGCGCGGTAGATCGCGAGGGAGAGCGTTGTGCCGATAGTGGTGAATCGAGCGTGGCCCACGCGCAGCACAACCTGAGCGGCATCCCAGGCGTTGCTGAATGTGTCGAACACGCCGTTGAAGGTCAGCTCATTGTCGAGGCAGAACTGCGCCCAGTCGTTGAATGCTCGCCAGTCGATGCGAGACAGCACCAGGCCGGCGCCATAGCGCTTGTTGGTCAGCAGGTCGACTGCGATCCAGGCCGGGTTGTTTGACCACTCGCGAGTGATGAGTTCGCCGTTGTAGGTGTATTTGGCGACCTTGATACCGCGGATTTTCGCGGTCATCTTCGGCAGGCTGCCGAGCTGATCGGTCAGGCGAACTCGGATGGCGAAGGAGGCCGTGTGGTTGTAGGGCACCCGGTCGTCGATGATCTCGACGATATCGGCCAGCTGCACCGTGTCAGAGACGTTGACCTCGGTGGCCTTGTTGTTCAGGCGACGGGTGCGAATCTCGTAGATGCCTTCAGCGAGCTTCGGCGACTCGAAAGACACACGGTAGGGCTGACTGGTCGCGGCTTCGGTGTAGATTCGCTGTGGCAGATCGATCCAGGCTGTCGTGCCTGCCTTGCGATACTGAGCTTTCATCTCGGCCTGATAGACCGTCCGCTTGCCCTTGTCGTTGATACTGACCAGACCCTGCGGCCAGAGGTAGTCGAGACGGAAACGATCGATCTCACCTTCGGTGGTGTGTTGCGCCCACTCTTCGGTCGACAGCGTGATGGCCTTGTTGACCATCCGCTTGGTGTCCTGGAACCAGCCATAAGCGGTCTGGTTGGCAGCGCCTGGGCGCCAGTCGGTTTCGACGTCTTCGTAGTTGTCGAAAGGCTGATCGTTGACCTGGAAGTCGGAGATACCGTCGATCTCACCCTCCGAGACGACCATCATCGCTTTCACGATCTGTGTCTTGCCCTCGTTATCGGTCGAGAGATTGACGATGTTGCCGGCGTAACGGTATGAGCCGTAGATCAGCGGAATGATCGTGTCTTCGGTCTGGGTGTTCTTCGAACCGTCGATGCCGTAGGTGGGCGACTCGCTCTGACTGACCGAGTTGTTGGCTGAGGGCACTGATGGCGGCAGCAGGGCGTTGACCAGCATGCCGCCGGCCATGGTGATCACGCCGGTCAGTGCTGCGCCGGCAATACCCATCGCCGCGACGGTGGTGCCGAGCATGTAGGCCGCGGCGTAGGGCGCCACGACGGCGATGGCTACCAGGGCAACCATGCGCATGATGTTCTTGCTGCCGCCGCCGCCGCCATAGGGGATCGGAACGACCGTGATGTAGTCGTCAGGCGCGGGATTGATCAATACCCAGTCATCGGGAGAGTAGGACTCGCCGTTGATCGATACCGACCACTGATCGACGTCTTCGAGACCCTGCATGTAATCGGCGAGGGTTTTGGAGGGATCGAAGTTGAGCTTGGCGGTCTCGCGGTCGCGCAGGTCCAGCGCGTTGTAAACCACGATCAGGTTGACGTGCTGCGGCTCAATCTGGACAACGGGGATCAGACTTGTGCTCATAGATTCCTACCAAGCGAGGTTCCCAGGCGGACAGCCTTTCGCAACAAACCCCACCGGCCCTTTCCCAGGCGTGTAGAAACCTGTCAGGGCCGATGATGATTCCGACGTGCGCCAGCAAGCCCTTGACTCGGAAGTAGGCGATCGCGCCCGACTTGATCCCGTATTCGATGGGTGGACCGATGCGTGGATGGCCCGTCATGACACCCCATTCGCCTTCGGTTGCCGGGACAGGACGCCAGCGAATGCCGTTTTCGGTCTCTTCGCGCAGCAACTCCTGCATGTTCAGCAGTCCGTTGGGGGTCAGAATTTCGGGTAGCGTCCTGCCGAGTCGGCGGGACACCTCCATGCAAAGGCCATAGCAATCGAAATGGCTGGGGCCGCGTGCGTTGTAGCGGAAAGTCGCAGTTAGGAGATCAGAGTAAGTAAGCATTTACTTACTCATTATGCGGGGTTAATGCCAGGGAATCCACCGAAATACTTCACGTTGTTGTGGGCGGCGCAGCCGTTATCGCCCTGCAAAGTGTAGTCGCACGATTTCAGACTCCCGGAGTAGCGACACTCGTCGCCCTTGTAGCGCCACTGACACCGGTCTCGACGCTGAGTCCGGCGCGGCACGCGCAGTGACAAAGGGTTTTCCATGCCCAGGGTGAAGGTGATCATGTAGGTGCCGGTGTCCGCTGATGCGCTGCGCACCGAGAAGGTTTCCTTGAACTCGGGCGGCTGGCTCATGTCACCGGTGTTGACGAAGAACAGATCGATCTTGAAGCCGATGCCGCCGCGATAGGTCTCCATGTAGCGGGTGACGACACTGGTGCGATCGAAGAAATTGATGTTGCATTCGGAAGGGCGGTCGGCTTCGGTCGTGAACGACATCTTGAAGTCCGTCGACACGTAGAGGTCACCCCGATAGGTCAGGTCAGCGTTGCCGTTTTTGCAGACTCGCAGGGTATCGACATGAGCGCCGGTCTTGTCGTTGATGACCTCGATCACCATCATCGGCACAAACGCCTCCAGGGAGGCGACGCGGTTCTTGTCGATCACGGTAGCGATGGAGTGGTGGTTGGCCATTAGACTTCTCGCAGCTTGATGAGGGTGACGTTCCACCGTGCCGTGGTGCCTTTGCCGATATAGGAGAACTTCAAGCGCTCCTGAAGTTGGCAAAGGATCAGCTCGCCGTTGCGTGGATGCTGGTAGTAGAAGGGCTTGATGGTGCCGACGCGGTTGTCGAACTCTTCAAGCTGTTCCTTCTGGACGTTGTTGAGCGGGCCGAAGCCCGTCTCGAACAGGCGGCGCGCCGGCTGACCATTCTTCGGGCGTGAAATGGTGTAGCCGCCTTCGGTGTTCTGACCGACGGCGTTGTCTTCGCGAGAGGTTGCGAACTTCTCCGAGTCCTCCTGGGTGGTGCCCGGCATCGCCCCGAAGTTAGGCATCGTTTCGTAGGCCATTAGCGCATTGCTCCTTTCATGCCATCACGGAAATCGCCGGGTCGATTGACCGCCTTGAGGACCACATCGAGCACGAAGGTTTCGCCATCGAATCGGCCGCCTCCCTGCTGCTCTGCGGAGACTTCTTGGCCGGACTGGTTGATCAGGTTGAACTGGACATTCGGTGTGCCCTGGCCGCCGCCGGACATCGTCACCGGGATCGAGCGGCCGTCGGGCAGGGGGACGTAGGCTTCCGGCGTGGCGCCCTCGCCGAATACGGAAATCTGTGGTGACTTGGCGATGCCACCCTTGGCGTATTTGTTGAGCTTGGCCGGCCCCCACTCGGTCATGATGTTGCCCATCGCGCTTGCGGTGGTCTTGAGGTAGGAGCCGAAGTTGCCGCCGTAGGATTGGGTCTGAGAGCCGGTGCCGAGGTTGGCGCCGAATGATCCGGTATAGGATTGCGCACCGCCCATGCCGCCGGTGTAGTAACCCACCGCCGCGTTGACGCCGGCATCGAGCAGATTGCTCAGAGGCGTAACCATGCTCTTCTGCAACTGGATGCGAAGAAGCTGCTCGAGGACGTGGTCGATGAGTCCGGTCATGGAGAGCTTGCCCGACTTGGCGAACCGGACCATCTCGTCGATCGCCATGTTGGACGAGTCCTGCCACATGCCCGCCCAGTCGGTCTTGAACTCGCGCATGCTGCGCAGCATCGACTGCCAGGACGATTCGGCATCGCGAGAGACCTTGTCCATGGCCGATGACTGATAGGCGGCTTTGGCAGCCTCGAGTTTCTGAATCTCTTCCGGCGCGACGTTGAACTCGCGCATCCGGGCGATCAGCTTGTCGTATTCTTTGACCTGCTCGGCGATCTCGAGGGTTTGCACCTTAGCGCGAAGCAGTCGTCCCTCTTCGGTGTCGTCCAGAGCGCCGGCAGTGTCGCCCAACATCTTCATGTAGGCGCGATCGCTCTCATCGGTTGCCTTCTTCTGCTGCTGCAACTGATAGAGGTTTTCGGCGGCTTCGCGGGCGCTTTCGCTGAACGCTTCGAACGCTGGCATGTCCTCGACTCTGACCTGTGACCAGAGCTGTCGAAGTTTCTCGTTGGTTTGTTCGAGAATGGGGTTAGTCTCTGCCAGCTGACCCTGCGCCTTCGCTGCCTGAACATCCAGCGACTTGAAAAGACGTTCGGCGGAATTGATCGCCGCATCCGATTGCTGCTTGGCGATATAAGCGGGGTCGTCTGCCTTGGATAGCTTCGTCGGCTTCGTCGGCTTGACGACGAACTGGTTCGCCGCGTTGTAGGTCTGCCGGAAATTCTCGAATGCTTGGGCTACCTGAGTCTTGCGATCGTTCAGGTAGTTGACGACAGCGTTGCTGGACGCCTGTTCTTCATCCGTGATCGCGCCATTGAGCTCCTGCAATTTCGCCAGGCGACCACGCTCAGCCACAATCTGCTGATCAAGGATTTCTACCTGACCGTCGCGCAGATTCTCTGCGGCCGACAGGCGATCGTCGTGAATCTGCTTCACGACTTTGGCGTCGCCCTTGGCGTCATTGAGCTGCTTCGACAGCTCGACACTTCGTTTATCGAAAGCTGCCTGTAGTGGTGACATGCCGTCACTGACGATTCGCTGCGTCGCAGACACCGCCAAATCGACCTGACGCTGCGTCATGGCCTCTGTCGATAGCCGGGTGGCCTCGAGGTTTTTCTGAATTTCATTCTGGGTCTTCTCAAGCTGACCCTTAACGATCTCGCTGCTGCTCTCATTGTCAGAGCCGAGTAGTCTCGCGAGAAGATTTTGACCGCTTCCGCCCTCGATGTTCTGGAGAGTCTTCTGCTGGTTGGCCAACTGACGATCCAGTTCCTCGCGCTGCTCGGCCAGCTCATCAAGCGTCTTGTCGGTGGCTGCAACACCTCGCGTTCGAATGATGCTGGCCGCGAGCTCGTTACTCTCCCGGCGCATGTTGATGAATGCCATCGCTGCGGTGCCGATAATCGACACAGCAATACCGATCGGCCCCGCGAGGCCCGCAAAAGCCAGGCCGATGCGACCGACGTTGCCGACCAGTGTCGTGGCGCGGGTGCTGAGGTTCATCATCGCGCTGTTCGAGGTGGCAAGCGATGCCTGCATAGCGCTATTTGCCGCCCGGACTTTCCCGATCTGCGAAGAGAAGTCCCGCATGCCTGTCGCCACCATGCCAGTCGATACGCTCATGTTGCGCAGCGCACCGATGATGTTGGCGATACCCATCGTGATGCGCGAGGCAACGAAATAGGTCAGCATTGCCTTGCCGAGCTGAATGATGGCGTCGCGGTTCTGATAGACCCAGGTGAAGAGCTCCTGCGCTTTGATAGCCATGTCGGCGAGGGCAGCGCTCATGTCCTTGGCGAACTGCAATCCTTCGGGAGAAGAGAGCCAGTCAGACAGGTCTCGGCCCATTTCCTTGATCGTGCTGAAATAGCTGCTGGCATCGTCACCATCACCAGCGACTTCCTTGAGGAACAGCTTCCACTTCACCTCAAGTGACTGGAGCACGCCGTCCCAGGTCGTCATCATGCGATCGCCGGCACCGCCAAAGACCAATGTCATCTCTGACAGCATCTTGGAGATGGCTGAACGCGACTCCACGGTGCCGGTCTGGATCTTTCCGACCAGTTCGCCCATCGACAGGTCCATCGATCGAGCCATGATTTCCATGGCACGCGGGACGGCTTCACCCAATTGCTGGCGAAGTTCTTCCATCGAGATGACGCCTTTACCGACCATCTGCTGGATAGCGATCGAGGCGCGGTGAAGGATGTCGGAGTTGCCGCCGAAGGCCGCCACCGAGTCGGTGAGCGACTTCATGCTGCCGTTGGTGGGATCGATGCCGACCGTCTTGAGTTTGACGAAGGTGTCGATCAGCGCGTCCATCTTGAAGGGAGCGTTTTGAGCGAACGTGGTAATGAACTTGGTATTGCTGAGAGCTTCCAGCTCGCGGGAGGCGTTGCTGGTCTCCTGCGACATACCCTTCATCATCACCTGGAATTTTTCGATGTCGCCGGCTGCGCGCATGATCTGCATCTGCCAACCGACAGTGGTATCCCAGATCGTGCGAAGGGCGGCTTGGGCGCCGGCTAGAATGACGGTGAAATCGCGGGTTCGACTGACCAGGTGCTCGAAGGAGGTATCGAGCTTCTTGTTCGATGAAGCGGCTGAGTGGACGCTGCCTCGAAATTCGTTGATGAGCCGCTTGGCATTCTTGATGCCGAGAGTGAATTCCTGGTCCTCGAGGGTCAGGACTACCTGAATGTCATCGTCGTTCATTCCCTGCTCCCGCCAACTGCTTTAGGCGCTGGATCGCACCGGTTTGCATGCGGGCAACAGTGACGACCGGCGTGCCGATCTCTGTCTGGAGATCACGGAACGTCTCGGCGGCACCTTCCCCATGCTGTGCAGCTACCAGGAGGCGGAATGCGCGAAGGTCTTCTTCGGCTTGGATTCGGGAAACATTTCGGTTCAGCATCCAGAACGTGTGCAAGGGAAGCGCGAGGACTTCCCTGTAGTTCATGGCGTAGAACCGCATCACGCGGGACAGGTAAAAACCGAGGTCTATCGCCTCGATTTCCGGCTCATCTGACCCGCTTACTTTTTTGCGTCAGCTTCGGCTTTGGCCTGCTCGATGATGTCCTGGTCGATCTCGCCGGTGTTGATGAAATCCATCAGGGTCTTGAGCTGACGCATCGACATCGAGCCCAGCGTCTCGTTGGTGATCGCCGGAATCATCCGTTTGATCATGTCGCGGTAGGACACGATCAGGTCTTTCTGGGTCATCTCCCCGGCGGCTTCCTTCGCCTCTGCGTCTTTCTGAGCTGTCGTCATCTCGATGAAGCCGTCCAGGCTGATCTCGCAGATGTCGTAGGTCTCGCCTTTGTAGGTGAACTGCTTCACCACATTGCTCATTTCGTCGAGGTTGAGGATTTCCATGGGTGTTGCTCCGGGGAACGAAAAAGGGGCCATCTCAGGCCCCTAATAGTAAGTAAGTGCTGACTTACTGTCTAGCCTCAAATCATACAGCAGTGCCGAACATGGCCAACACCTGCTCGTCATCCGGGTAGACCTTGAATTCCACCGAGTAGACGCGCTCTTCGTTGTGGCGATACGCGAACGAGAAGTTGCCGGCGGTGTTCGCCTTCGGAAAGACCACCTTGTCATCGGCGGTGCCGTTCTGCGGCATCAGCGAAAGCTCGCCGGCGCCGTCGATGAGAGACAGACCGACCGCATTCTTGACGACCAGTTGCCCGGCAATGACGGTTGAGCCGGGCAGGGCCAGGCCGAGTAGTTCCAGTGTGGTTTCGGCCAGCGGCACTGTGACGGTGAATGCACGCTTGGTGATCCACTCGTCAACGGCCGCATCACCGTGCTGATCGACGTTGACTTCGTAAGTGGTGGTTTCGACTGCGACCTCGACGCCACCCTTGGTCAGACCCAACGCAGTGTCTTTGAACGTGACATTGCACGCACCCAGTTTGATGTTTTCGCGAGCCATTGTGTCTCTCCTGTGTCAGATGGCTTGGTAACAACTGAACTCGAAGCGAACCGCGAACTCTCGGAGTCCACTTTTGGCCGTTGGGTATACCGCGGGCTCGGTGATCGCACGGATGAAGTTGAAGTGATAATCGCCGAACCGCTGGTTTGTGATGACCAGCTTGTCGACGGCCTGTCGGCACAGTTCCAGCCCATGACGCGCTGTGGTGTGCCGAATCACGACCTCGAACATATCGTTGAAGTAGCCCGGTAGTTCGGGATCGAGCTCGAATCCGGGGATTGGCGAATCGACCATGATGGCGATCTGCTCATCCGCCGGAATGAAGTTGAAGTGGACCGGGGCGTCGTCGATCACGCCGCGCAGCCGGTTGGCAATTGCCATCGCGATCATCACCGCCTCCTGCGCGTTATGCGCTTCACAGCTCGGCGCATCTGGCCGATATACCGGTCGTAGACGTAGGCTGCGCTACGCGAGAAAAACCCTGGTCCCACTCGCATGCCACTGCCAGCGATCTCATTGTTCTTGGCGCGAGAGCGAGGCCCGAGCTTATCGCCCCAGTCTCCATTCTCGAGACGCCGGGCGTAGGTCGCGACACGCTGGCGAGACCAGGAACCCTTGCGCTTTACCCTACGGCGCTTTTCGGGATCGACGAAAACCTCGTAGGCACGCCGACCGTTGATGCCAGTTCGCGTCTCCTTGAGACGAATCGCCGACTCCAGCGCGCCGGTGTCGCGGTGCGTCTGTTGCTCGACGCGGTGCTTCATCTCCATGGCCGCCTTCTTGAGCAGCAGGGATAGTTCGCGATCGGTGCGCTCGGAGATTGTCTCCAGACGCCGATTGAGAGTGCCTATGCCCTTGACGCTGATGGCCATGCGTTCAGACTCACCTCGTAGTGATCCAGGCGCCCCATGATGTTGAGCCGCGGATGCATACCGACGATCTCGAGGGTCATCCCGAGGATCGCGACCTTTGCCCCCATCGAGGGCTCCCAGGAAGGCGGCATCAGGATAACGGCGTCGGACTCCATCTGATCCGCCTTGCCGCGTGACCCTGAGCTGTCCGCTCGAACCGAAGAGGGAGCGCTCGATCTAGCCAGACGAACCACGGAGCACTTGATTCGTTTTGACGGACCAAACTGCGGATCGCCGTATTCGTCGAAACCCGCTCTCGCCTGCAACTGACACATCGTGTTGGCTCGAAACATGGTCATTCTACCCTCTGAGACCTTGTAAGTAAGCACTTACTTACGATATGGGCACAAGAAATCGACGGCTCTGTGGATGGAAAATCTCTTCCCGGCGCTCCTGGAACTCGGCGGCAGTCAGTTCACCCAGGTCATCGGCGTCGTAGCTGAACAGCTTGTAGCGATCGGTCGCCCCGTGCAGCACTGTCGAGTCAACCATCATTCCCACGGACAGACCTCGCACCAGCAGCGCAGAAAAGCGCTCTGTGCGCTGTTCGCGTCCGCGTCTATCCGCTGATATGGAAAGACGATTTTCGACGCTCTCACGCGCTCGTAGGAGCGCTGCGGATTGATCCCAGCGTCTGTTGTCGCGCATGGAGCGAGACATCAGCGCGATTTGACGAATGTCACGCATGACTTGCGCGATCCGGTTGCTCACGTCCTGCTCAAGCCGGGTCGTGGCCAGTTCAGCCGCGAAGCTGAAATACCCGTCGAAGTCGTGTGAATAGGAGCTGCCTGCAAAATAGGCGCCTGTCCGTGGAGAGCTGGACGTGATCTCGTCGACCAGCTGGCGATAGCCCTTGCGACGCATGTCCGCCGCCAGGTTCAGGCCGCTTTGCACGTCGTCGATCATGCGAGCGAGCCCACCCATGAGGCGAGCCCGTTGCACAGCCGTCTCCTTGACGCCGGTGACGGTGAACGCGAAGTGCTGCTCCAACTGCCGCGCCTGCTCGGCATAGCTGTCGTGCAGCGCCAGGCGATCATCCACGACCAATTCTCCAGACGTTGTCGATCCAGCGGCAGATCTCACGGAATGCCCGCTTGGAAACCGGCAGCTCGACCGGGCGACCAGTGCGGAACATCTGCGAGGTCTCGCCGACGGTATCGGACATGATCCCGGACAGACGTTTCTGCTCGGCGGTCTCCGGTCCCAGGATCACGTCGGCTTCCATGATCTGGGCGCGGTAGAGATCGCGCAGGAACGAACGGGGCAGGGCGAGGAACTGGTCTCGATTCATGTATTCGAACAGATGTGCGCCGAAGTCATCATCGTCATCGGTCAGGTCGGGATAGATCGTGATCCGGTTCATCGGCACGTAGGTGCGATCGCCAAAGACCAGGTAGCGAATCCGCTTGAGGCGGGCACCGGCTTCGATCAGCGCGAGACGGCGGGCGTCCGCGTCGGCTGTATGCCAGTTGTCGATGTCGATGATGTCCATCGAGCGCAGGATGGCGTCGTTGACCGTCTGAAAGGACTCGGCCGGAATCACCAGGGTCTTGCGCTGACGGACCATGACCAGGTGTTCGTCAACGAACGAGCCCTGGCTACCCAGGACGTCCAAACGAACGATCAGCAGCATCCGGTCCATGTCATCGGGCAGGGCGGTCAGAGACTGCGGAATCTCGACGACGGCCATCTGGGACAGGGCATCGAGAGTTGCAGCCACGGATTCCTGCACCGTGACGCCGGAGGCGTTGATGATGCGGTAGTTGACCTCGGAGACGGTGCCGAAGTCGGCTGTGCTCAAGGACAGGGTGATAGCATCGCCGGCGTCACGGATGATCATGGCTTACTTCTCCGCTTGGGCCGCGAGGATTTCGCGGATCAGCTCGTTGATCGAGCGACCCTTGATGCCTTTCGGCTCAGCGATGGCGCGAAGACCGGCAATCCCTTTGGCATCTGCGACAGCGGCCAGAGAATCGGCCGTCCAGACTTCGGCAGCCGTCGGTTCGCTCAGCGTCACCACCGGAGTAGTTGCCGCGAGTGTGTCTTCGTTGATCACGACAACGCTGTCATGGGTCGCATCGTCGTCGATCTCACTGGGGGATTTGATGACTGAGGCGTTATCCACTGCGGTCTGATCCGCGGTGATCTGCTCCTTGGCCTGGGCGTCGGACAGGGTCACGTTCCGAGCATTGATCGCGTCGACGCCTGCACCGACCTGTTGGCCGGATTCCACGTTCTCGACACGCATGACAGCGCCGATCATCGCCGCCTGAGCATCTGTCAGGTCGGTGAGGTTGACGCCATCGAGGAATTCGAACTGATAGAGCATGCCGGTGTAGCCGGCGAGGACTTTATCGACGATACGAACTTTCATGGCAGTCTCCTGATGGTAAAAAGGGGCGGTGAGTTTCCCCATCCGCCCCTTCGGTAAGTAAGTTATGACTTACCAGCTGTCGCCGAAAAAAATCAGCTCAGCTTCACAGCGTCCGCAGTCGCGAGCGACTTAGTGGACTTGAGGGCGAGACCGGCATACCACTTGACGCGGTAGCGAGTCGCATCCTTGTTCTGGACGGTGCCGACTTTCTCGAAGCGGACACCGGCAGACGTGCCACCGAACAGACCGTGCAGGCCGTCAGACTCGTTCAGGCGGGTGGCGATGATGGACGCGGACTTGACGCCAGCGTTATCAGTCACCGGCATGAAGTCGTTGACCAGGATCGGCACGCCGTTGTGCGTCAGCATCGGGCGACCGAAGTTCTGCATCATGACGTGGGCCGGCTCCAGGCCGCCGGTCGCACGCAGAAGCGCACGCAGGGCACGAATGTGGCTGGAGTGCATGAACAGCACGTCGGCACCGTTCGGCACAGCGTCCAGCAGCTCGTCGAGCAGCGTGAACGACATGGCGTTCTCGCCACCGGCGATACGCTGATCGGCGTTCACCAGCTTGAACACGCCGTCGAAGCCTTTGGCTTCGGTAACGCTGTCGCCCTGGACCAGATGACGACGGAACTTGCGGGTGATTGCCTTGGCCTTTGCCTGAACCTGAATGGCCACCTGGTCGTTCAGATCGGACTGGGTTTCGGCGAGGAAGTTGTCGATGTCGACGTCGCCAGCGAGGATGCGCAGCTTGGTCGTGACTTCTTCGAACGTGGCGCCGCCTTCCGGCACTGCGTCATACGGATCGAGGAACTCGGCTTCGCTCAGCGTCTTCTCGCGGTTGTAGTCGTAAGACTTGCCGGCGGTCTGCACGAACGGCAGAACGGCGAGCAGGTCTTCCTTGTCGATAATCTCTTCGATGATGCCGCGTTTGACGTCCGCTTCGGACAGTTTGGCGGCCTCTTCAACTAGCAAAGGCATGGCAATGACCTCTCTGAAAAACCCTACAGTTCAGAGGCAAGACCAGCGGAAATTCGACCGATGCCTTTCGACACCTTCTCATCCTTTGGCCCGCCCGCGGGCTGATTCGATCCAGAGCCGGGCTTTGACTTGCTGCGAAGCAGACTGTCGCGTTCCGGGTCTATCTCGACCAGTTTCTTCATGGCGTCCTCGAAGCTCAGCGGCTCGCCGCGACCATTCACCAGCGTGGTCCGCTCCGGGGCGCCGGCAGGTTTGTCGTAACCGACAACCTTGCCGTCCTTCACGTCGAAGTGAGTGCCGTAAACCACACGAGCCTTGCTCGGGGTCAGCAGCATCTCTTCGCCGATAAACTTCGAACTCGCGAAGCTCGCACCGACCGTCATGTCCTCGATCTGCTTGATCAGGGACTGATTGGTCGTTTCCAGCTCGCCAATCCGCGTATCTTTCGTGCCGACCGTCTTCTCGTGCTCATCGAGCATTACCTGCTTGAGCCGATCGAACTCGCCACGCTTCTCCAGGTCGGACTTCTGCGCATCCGCTTCGGCAGCCTTGCGGGTTGCTTCGGCATCCAGCAGCGCCTTGACCTGTTCCGGGGTCACTTCCCCGAAGGCTTTCAGCTTGTTCTCCAAGTCTTTCTGCGCCTGTTTGCGCGTCATGACCTCTTTGAGCAGCTTCGCCTCGGACTCGGAGGGCTTACCTTCGCCACCCTTGTCGTCACCGCCTTTGTCACCGTCTCCAGCGCCTTTGTCGTCGCCACCGGTATCACCAGCGCCTTCGCCATCGGGCTTTTCGTTCGGCTTGCTTTCACCGCTACCACCGGCTGCGCCGCCACCGTCACCGCCGTTACTGCCGTCATCGGCTTCGGCCATCAGGGGAACGCTCAGTTGGTTGAAGCGCGCAAACCAGAATCGCGACTTCGACTTCGACTTCTTCATCTCAAGCTCCTATGGCCGGTCTCTTGGCCTATCGGGTGGTGTGGGCGCCGGTCACTCGGCGGTCCACTGGTCCTGCTGGGTAGGGGCGTCATCCTCTTGCTGTGCCGGCTGCTGCGGAAGTGGCGGCATGCCAGGCAAGGCTTCGGGTGACGCGGGGAACTTCTCCAGTTCCTTCTCGATCGCCGCACGCACATCGTCCGTGAGGTTCGGGAAGAGCTTGTCGACCAGCGAGCGCATCTGCTCGCGTCTGACGGTTTCCGGCGCGTCGATGAGGCTCAGTTGCTCGGCCACAGCGAATTCATCCGTCAGACCCCGAACGTCATACGACTTCGGGTAATCCACGACGCGGTCATCCGCGTCCATCTCGACTCCGGCATACATCGCCGCCAGTCGGGAAATTCGGTTCTCCGCGCGTTGCAGGGCGCTCGACTTCGATGCAAGCAGGCTGTTGACCCGCTCGAAGTCGTAGGCTTTGGCGACGCCAGAGCTGTTGTCGATACCCTTCGAGTTGTCCTCTTTGGTCCGCTCACCGGCGACACCTACCGAGTGGTAGATTTCGTTGATGATCTTGCTGACCACTTCGAGGATCAGATGCGCCTGCTTGACGTCAGGCGAGAGGAAGAAGGGGCCTGAACCACCTTCGCCACCGTCGAAGACGAACACCCGGTTGGTGCCCATCGCGACCATCTGGTTGTATTCCTTGTCGCCCGGCATCATGTTCTGCGCCGGAATCGCCAGCTGCGAAAACGTCTGGTCCTGGATGATCGCGTCGAGGTTCGAGAGGTAGTTGGCGACCGCTCGATCCAGGTAGGCGATGTCATTGATCAGCGCCGGTGACGAGTAGCGCGACTCATGACAGACCATCGCGTCGAGCGGCACCACCGGCACTTCGCCCAGGTGGTTGTCGCCCTTATCCATCTCGATGACCAGGGGCTCGCCGTCCGGCCCTTTCTCTTCACTCAGGGCATACAGAGACCAGCTCGTTCGGGTCCAGAGACGCCAGCGGTCCTCGATCGCACCGGAGGACGTAAACGGGTCATCGTCGTCTCGGGTCGGTTCGTAGAACAACATCCACAGCAGTTGGCCGTCATCGTCAGTGCCCATATCGAGCATGTGGGTCGGTGGCACCACGTAGGCGTAGGTCTTCGAGCCGTTCAAACGCTCGTCGGCCTTGGATACCGCTTCGCCTTTGTGGGTGGAGTCGACGACGATCCAGACGCGACCGTAGATCGAGGATTCGATATCTGCCTGACGCATGAATTCGTCGATGCAGATGCCGTCGCGAGTGGTTCGTTTCCAGAAGTCGAGAATCGCCTTGTCAGCGTCCTTCTTGCGGGTGATGTCACCGCGAAAGACGTATTTGTTGACCAGGTTGACGATTTCTCGGGTGTGGTTGAAACGGTAGGCGCGTGACTTGCGATCCTTGAACTCGCAATCGCCTTCTTTCAGATAGCGGAAGATGTGTTGGTCAAACCAATCCCGTCCACCCTGATAAGTGGCATGGAGGAACTGCCAGTGAGTCAGCTTTCCCGCGAACTCGGGATGGCGACGCTTGACGAGTTTCTTGAGATCCATGCGGTTCACTCTTTTGCCTAGTGTGGAATGTAACCATAAATTAGAGAGTAAGTAAATACTTACTTACTCCATAGGTCAGAAAGAAGCGCCCATCGGCTTGAATTTCCGCACCGGACGTTCGAGGTCGATGCAGTAGCCCAGCGCATCGGCCGGGTGCTCCACACCGGCGGCCTTGTCGATGTCCCGACTGCCTGGCTTGTAAAGCGTCTGTTCGAAGGCCGAGATCGTTTGACGGCAGCTCGCGTCCACGCGCAGGCGAACCTGGCCGGATGCACTCATCAGCATCGAGTTGACCGCGTTGACGCGGTCGGCGATCGCCGGGTGCCGGCGCTTGTATTTGAGCCGCTTGAAGCCGCGTTCCCGAAAGATGTCCATATCGGTTTCGCCGCGGGCGTGTTGGCGCTGGCCTCCGGCTGGATCGGGGTAAACCGTCAAATTGGACTGCCAGCGCCAGAACTTGCGCTCCAGCTCGTCACACACTTCGGCCGTATTCGAGGATGGCAAAATCATCTCGTCGACGATCCAGATATCGCCGTTGCTCTGCGGCTGCATGACCACCGAGGACATCGGGTCGATGTTGAAATCCTGGCCCACCCAGATCGGCAGGGCGGGGTTGAACGCATAGGTGCCGACATGCTCCATGCGATCGAACGGGTAGTAGACTCGGCCCGACATGGTGGCGAAGCTCGCCAGGTATTCCTGTGCGAACGACTTGGGGTCCATGTCCTCGCGGGCTGCTTCGATTTCGGATGCCGGGATGAAGGGCGATGAGGCGGTTTCGAACTGCCAGGACTTCCACTGCTTCGAGCGGCCATCCTGACCGAGCTTCCACAGCTCGTAGAGGTAGTTGAACGCCTTCGGGGTGCCGATGATCAGTGCGTGTCCGCCGGTTGACGACAGCGTCGGGCGAAGCACCTTGACCCAGACGTCGGCCTTCATGTCCTGAAATTCGTCGAGGACCACGTAGTTCAGCGCGACACCGCGCAGGGTATCGGGGCGGTCGGCACCCTTGAGCGAGATTTCGGTCTTGTTCTTGAGCACCACCGTAAGGGTCGAGTGGTTGGTCTTCCTGACCCACTGCTTGGGGATCATCTCCAGCAGCTCGTCCCACATGATCTGCTTGGCCATGCGGAAGGTCGGCGCGATATACCAGACCCGAGAGCGGGGCATCCGGGCGGCGCGCAGCATCGAGGTCAGCGACAGACGAGACTTGCCCCAGCGCCGGCCGGCCACGACGACCTTGAATCGCGCCGGGTCGGAGAAGACTTCCATCTGCTTGTCGTGAAGGCTGAGATCGATGACGGCGGCCATTAGTCGTCGGCCTCTTCGACGATAACCGCATCGTCGTCTTCGTCATCGAGAACATCGATGTCTTCGAGGTAGGGTTCGGCGTCGCCGACCTCGATCTCGTCTTCCGGCGTTACCTGATGCTGCATGCGCTGGAGTTCGACGACCTGATCCGGGGTCAGCGTGCGCACCAGCAGCTGGGGGATTTCGTCGTCGTTGTCGGTTTCCTTGTCGAGACCCACGACGGCCCACTGATTCGCCCGAGTCTTCTCCAGAATGATCGATGTCATCTGGAGTGCCTTGAGGTCGGCCTGGGCGGTGTAGAGCCCCTTGCCCCCGGCGATCGCGTCTTGCAAGACCTTGCCGGTCAGCGCGACGACCATCTTGTTCATCTTGAAGAACGATTCGCGGGCTTGTTCGCCGCGCTCCGCCCACTTGTCGGCAGCCTGGACGGCTTTCTCGATCAGCTCCTGCTCGACCTTGCGATCGATCTGGCTCTGACCCTTCTTGACCCCGTCCTTGGCGAACCGGCGCGACAGGGTTTCGCGGGCGACGCCGTATTTCTCGGCGATCTGTTCCAGCGTGAACTCGCCCGACGCCCACATCGCACGCGCTTCTGCCCACTGGCTCGGAGACATTCGCTTTCGTGCAGTCTTCGTGTCGCTCATAAATCGCTCCCAATCGATCAGGGATGCGTTCTCAGCGATTTTCCGAAGCTACCCTGTATGTCGGGGTGGATCGGAGCGATATCGTCGCTTAGAACGCAAATTTGAGCAGGGGCACGAAGATCAGATTTTCAGAGAGTCATTGGGCGGGTGGTCGCCGCCAGGTTCCGATCCGTTCCGAGGTTTCCCGTCGTCAGGGTCGGCGGCCCGCGCTGGCCGAATTTTTACGCGTATATCAGATGGTTTTTCGTTTACGTTTACGCGTTAACTTTGCGTAAACTGAATATTCTGTTTTTAGGGGTTCTTGTTTTGAGAGTGTATTTATAGAGGGACTGAGGCATCGGAGCTAAAAACTCTTTTCTCGTTTCAAAACAATACTTTAGAGAGAATTTGGATGCCTCGGATGAAGGGGTGTTTTTGATCCCAATATCCTCGGATGAGCGGGGTTGCGTTTTCTCTGTAAAGCATTGATTAGAAAGCATTATTTCGCGTTATCCTGTGCTCTCAGAATTTTTCGCCAGAAACGCACAAAGGGAGAAGGCGCAACTTCCCCGTCTCCCAGACGACGATTTTTCGCGCCAACTGCGCTCTATGTCTGGAGAGTTTGTGCCAATGAGGCCGATAGATATTGACCTTGTCGGACGGGACCGACCTGAATTTCCAGAACATGATGCGGACACATACCGGACTCGCTTCCCACCTGGGACCATTCTGGGGATGGTCGGATCTCTTGGCCGTCGGAATAGGGCGGTGATATCGGTGATCGTGGCGCCGGGTGACTGTCGGTTCGTTCAGTGCGTCGTCGTTGCGCTTTCAGCGCGGTCTGTCAGCGATCGGTTGTCTCGGTGGTCTCGGTCTTGAACCTGGGTATCGCGTGCAGTCGGTCTTAGCGGAGGTGAAGCCAGGTGATAGCGGTCATGTCGGCAGGTGTGAGTCGCGGGGAGTCGGTGATATCGGTGTCGAGTGGGCGTTCGGTGGTATGAGTTTTATCGGTGGTATCAGTGATATTTGCTTGGCACAGCTTCTGCCGATTGTATCAATACTTTAAGCTGGTGTGTGTGATTTTTCTGACCCCAGCCGGAACATTTCCTTGGCCATCAGCGTCAGCCGATAGGTCCGACGAGCCCGTCCACGACGAATCACGGCGTCGCCTACCTTCGCCAGCAGACCCTTCTTGATCAGGGCTCGCAGGCTGAACTGCATCGATTCCTTGGTCGTCTCGTAGGGCAGAGAGCCCAGCAGCTGATCCAGGTCGATGTCCTGCTTGTGGTTCTTCTGGTGCTCGTGGATCGCGGTGATGATCTGGAGCTGCTTCTGGGTCATGCGGTATTCACTCATCGGGGACGCTTCCAATCAGGGTTTCCAGGGCAGCGAGGTTCAGCGGTTCGTTGGGACTTTGGAGATCGAACGCGGCCAGCGGTAGCCGGTCGGGCAGCGCACGGCCAAAGTCAGGATTGCGATAGGCGCCATAGAGCGGGGAGGCGAAGATCAGTCCCTGAATCTTGGCGATCAGCTCGGCAGGCTCGTAATCCAGGTCAGCCAGGCCGCGACCCAGGTTGCGACCGGTCTTCTCAAGCGCCGAGCACTTGTAATAGAACGCCGTGAGCTCACGCAGGGTCTTGAGCTTGAGCGAGTCCGGCATGGCGTCGATCTCTTCGAGCAGGCCGACGGTGTCCATCGGATGGCTATCGAAGAAACGAGTGACCATCGCTACGCCTTTGGCGTAGTTCTTGTTCGGGATCGGCTTGGCGAAGAGGAACCCTGCCTTCATGGCGAAGGGCGAGAATTTCGACATGGCCGATTGGATCTCCACCACCTGGCGTGGATGCATCCGGGCGGCCAGGTTGAGCATCCGATAGGAGACGCCGACACCGCGGTAGAGCGTGTCAACGACCGAGCGGTTGACGATCGCGAACAGGTCATTCACGAACTTCGCCCGCGCCGTATTGGTGAGCTTGGAGCCGCCGGTCGGCTTGATCTTCGGGAACATGCGATGACGCGGTTCCAGCAACAGCTTCGGGTAGGCCGTGACGACCACGCCGATCAGCGTGCCGTCGAGCGTGCAGCGGTAGTAGGTCTGGCCGAAGGAGTCAGTCTCGGTCTTGTAGTGAAGATCGTGCAGCGCCAGCCAGTCTTCGCGGGTGCCGCGCTCGAGGACCATTCGCGACAGCAACGAGAAGCCCTCCGACCACTCAGAGGCGGCCGGCCGGCGGATCGCGACGTCATTCGGGATCATCGAAACGACTCTCGCCCGTAGAGTTGCTGGCGAATCTGACTGACGATGTAGCCCTGGGTGTAGGTGTAGATTTCGTGGTTATCGACGTCGAACTCGACCCCGTAGAGGTCCAGGATGACGAAGGTCGCGTGCAGCGCTTCGTGCCAGATGGCTTCTTCCGGGTATTTCGTCGTGCCATCGATCGCCAGCACCAGAATCGGGCAGCCGTTGACGTCCAACTCGGAGCCGAAGAAACCACCGACGTTCAGGTCTTGCAGGATGCAGCCCATCTGCGTCTCGACGCCGAAGATCGCCTTGAGCTTGTCGCTGTAGGTATCGAGACCTCTGAACACGAACAGGCGCGCACTGAACGGCTGGATCGTGACGATCGCCACACCGTGCTTCTTGCAGCGCTTCTCGACGATCTGAATGGTCTTCGCATGGTCGACCGTAGAGGTATCGGTAGCGGGTCCGTCTGTTGTCGAAGCATCACTCATGCGGGTCTCTCCATGCTGACTTTGGCCTTGTAATACTTCTCGATCACCAGACTTGGCTTGAGGTCTTCTACCAAGTCGGTATGGGTGGTGGCCACGATCACCGTGGCGCCAGCCTTGCGTGCCGTGCGCTGGACGTTGAACGAGACGACCTTTGCGGTTTCGCGATCCAAGACCGCGCAGAACTCGTCGGCGACCCACACGTCGGCGCCGGACTCGATGACCTTGGCCAGCCGGAAGCGATATTTCTGACCATCGGAAAGCTCGGCAGGGGATCGCACCAGCAGATAGGCATCGTTGAGCCCAGCCAGCGACAGCAGGCGAACCGCGTCGTTGGTGTCGGTGCCGATCTGATCGATCAACGGGACGTCTTCCAGGGCGATCTCGTCGATGTTGGCGACGCGCATGCCCTGGTCGGCCAACTGGCGAGCGATCTCGCGCAGCGCCAACGACTTGCCGGAACCGGACTGCCCGTTGATGTAGACGACATCACCACGCTCGACCTGGACGGACAGCTGGTCGTAGATCACGAACTCGCGATCCTCAAGGCCCAGCCCGAAGGCTTCGGCCACTTCGAGCACACGATCGGTGCGCGTCACGCGGGAGCTGAATCGCTTGTCGATGACGATGTCGCTCATGCCGCGCCCTCGCTCTGATCGATGTGAGCCAGGAAGGCATCAGCGCCGGTCTTGCCGGTTTCAGCTTCGAGGCGCGCCACGAACTTGACGATCTTGCGCTGCTGCGCCGCCGGCACATGCCGGAATCCCAGAAGATCGGTGATCGCCACCTGTTCGGTGCGAGCCTTCTCGGTGGTCTCGTCGTGATGCTTCGCGGCGGATTCCATCTCGGCCTCGAGATCGGCGATCATCGAGTCGGCATCGAAGTCAGCCGTGAGGTCTTCGGTCAGCACCGCCCACTCTTTCTCGTCGAAGCCGACCAACGGCCCATCGAGATCCAGTAGATCGGCAATCTCGGCCTTCATGCCGACCACGTCGTAGTCGTTGGAGACCGACTTGTTCTCTTCCAGACGCCAGCGCTTCACCTCGTCGTCGGACAGGTCCGAACGGATGACAACCGGCACCACCGGCATCTCAAGCTCGCACGCGGCTTCCGTGCGGCCGTGTCCAGCGATGATGACCATGTTGCGGTCGACCTGGATGGGGTTTCCCTTCGAGAAGCCGTGACGCAGCATCAGAGCTTTCAGCGCCTCGATGTGCTTGCGCGGGTGGCGCTTGACGTTGTTCTCGTAGGGAATAAGGGTCTTGGGATCGAGGTAGACGATCTCCTGGCCGCCGCGGTCGTTACTCATTGGCGTATTCCCCCGCCAGGTAGACCAGGGCATCACCGGCGTTGGTCAGCGAGTCCTCTTCGGTGAAGCCCCGTGACTCCATGATCTTGTCGATCACGCGCTTCACGGCCGCGGCGTCGTCCATCGTGACCTTGAAGCGCAGCACCTGATGCGACTGGACTTTCGACTCACGCTTCTCGGTGGTGACTTCGACGCCGGTGTAGTCCGGCTCGTCGAGGTAATCGAGACTGTCGAGGTCGATGTCGGTGGTGCTTAGCAGCTTGTCCATGTCCTCGCTGGCGAAGGGCATGAAGGTGGAGAGATCCACGTCGCCGCCGGCGGCGAGCTCGTCCAGAATGCCGGCCAGTTCGAATGGGTCATCCTGTCCGTAGCGGCCGTTGTCCAGCAGCATCATTTCCTTGGCGCGAGCATCGCTGATCTTGCCCAGGTTTTGGACGTTGACCGTTGACTGACCGTCCTCGATAGCGATATCGACGCGGTGTTCGCCGCCGACGATCTCCATAGAGCCGTCTTTCAGCTCTCGAACCAGCACCACGCCGAGCAAGCCATTGCGCCGGACGCTGGTTCTCAGCTTTTCCTCGTTTTCCGCCGTCATCTTGTTGGTATTCCAAGAATTTTTGCGGAGTTCCCGAGGGTCTACTTTCTGGATTTCGCTCATCGTGTTAGTCTTCACTTATACTTACGCGTGGACATTTTTTCCCGCATTAAAGGTAAGTAAGCACTTACTTACAGGCAGTGTAAGGCAATCGCCACACGGAGAGCAATCACATGGGGCAGATCATTCGAATCGCCCGTAATGCCAGGGTCGCCAAGCTGGTCGACGACAGCGTCAAGGTGAAAGAAATTGTCCAATCCTTGACCTCGTATAAGTCAGCCGGATCGGAATACTCATACGCTGCCAGGAACGACGACTGGGATGGCGTCTCGACGTTTTTCGAATGGGGTAATGCGACGTTCCCGGCGGGATTCACCAAGCCGCTGTGCGCAGAGCTCAAGAAACGCGGTTTTGTGCCCCAGGTGATCCAGAAGCCTCTGCCGGAAGCACTCGGCCCGGACATGCCTCGAATCGACGGTTTCGGCTACACCGCTCAATACGACTACCAGCCGAAGGTCGTGCGCACGCTAGTGCGGGAAGGGGCGGGGATCGCGCAGATCGCGACGGGTGGCGGCAAGAGTCGGGTGGCCAACATGGCGGTCTCGAGGATTCGCCGGCCGACGCTGTTCATCACCACCCGATTTGTGCTGATGTATCAGATGCAGAGAGCCTTCGAAGAATCGTTCACGTTCCAGTTGGACAACGGCGATACGTTCTTCAAGGGCAAGCAGGTCGGCGTCATTGGAGACGGCGAGTTCGCGCCGCGTCGTGCCGTCACGGTGGCAATGGTTCAGACGCTGGTGCAGCGGCTCAAGGAGCCGGATCGTTCGAAGCCGAAAGCGGAACAGGAACGCCAGGCGAAGGTCAGAGCAGCAACGCTCAAATATCTGGAGATGGTCGAATTCGTGATCTTGGAAGAAGCGCACGAGGTCTCGGGCAACTCGTATTACGCCATCATGGATGCCTGTCGCAACGCGCATTTCAGACTCGCGCTGACAGCGACACCGTTCATGAAGGACGACCAGGAAGCCAACATGCGACTGCTGGCTTGCACGGGTCCGGTCATGGCTCGCGTTACCGAAAAAGAGCTCATCGAGCGCGGTGTTTTGGCGCGCCCCTATTTTCGATATCACACCGTCGGTTATAGTCCCGACAGGCTCGGCCTGAAACAGATGAATGAGACTGGTGTGAAAAGCACGGTGCTGGGGAATGGCACCGGATGGCAGCGAGCGTATAAGCTCGGCATCATATATAACGCTACGCGCAATGCCTTAATTGTGAAGGAGGCTTTGCGTGCTGCCGAGCTCGGTTTACCCGTCATGCTCTTGGTGCTCCAGAAGGCGCACGGGCGACTGCTCGAAAAACGTATGTCCGAAGCCGGCCTTCGGGTTAATTTCGTCTTCGGCGAATCATCGAAGCAGACTCGGCAAGATGCGCTCAACGATCTCCGTGACGGCAATACCCAAGTGCTGATTGGCTCGACGATCATGGATGTCGGTGTGGACGTGCCAGCGGTAGGGTGCGTGATCCTGGCCGGTGGTGGGAAGGCAGAAGTAGCACTGAGACAACGTATCGGTCGCGGACTGCGGGCGAAGAAGCAGGGTGCCAACGTGGCGCTGATCATCGACTTTATTGATCAGTCGAACAACCACTTGCGGCAACACTCGCTTGAGCGGTTAGCGATCGTCCAGAACACACCGGGATTCAACGAGAATATCGTCTATGGTCCTCGGGATTTCGATCTCGGGACGATGGGTATAACAACCGGCTAGTTAGAGACGTAGGAATGATCACCAACGATTCGAAACAGATTGCCGTCAATCTGAAACTTGAGCCCAAGGCGCATGAGAACCTGCGCAAGCTGGCAGTGGCCACCGGGCTGACCAACGAGGTGGTGGTGTCCGAACTACTCCGCCACATTAGTCACGATACCGCGCTCAAAATGCTCAATGAGAAGATGCTTGAGAAGAAGCGGTTGCTGGCAGAGAAGCGCCGGCAGAGCCAGACTCGTCGAATGAATACGTCGACCGTCGTGCCCGAGCGAAACTTGACGGTTGACCGCGTGCGCCAGCTGCTTAGCGAGATCACCCGCGCCCAAAACGGCGAGTCAGAGAGTAAAGAAAACGATCCAGGCAGCGACAACGCCAAGGAATGAAAAAGGCGCACAAGGCGCCTTTTTCTTTAGCAGGTTAATAACTCTGCTGGGGATTCTTTGTCTCGATATTATCTCGACAGGGCTTTCCCGATTGTCTTGAAGATCAGGGACAGGATCATGATCGAGATCGGACCCATCACGATCCAGTTCCAGTTCTGGACAGACAAGCCCCATCCGAAATGCATGATCAGGAAGTAGCCTCCAATCAACACGACGGCGTTAAGGCACAGGAAGAACAGGCCGATGGCTTGGAGCAGGGTGCGCATGATCAGAGCTCCTTGGTCATCGTGGCGTCGGTGTAGAGACGAACTTCTGGCGTCGGTCCAATCGGGTCTGCGGACGGGTCGATAGGCTTGACCGGTTTCGTCGGAGGCACAAAATCGAACGGCGTCTTGGTCGTGGAGTAAACCTCGCCCTGAATCATCTGGAAGAACAGGCTGTTATCCAGCGACTCGATGACTCGACCGATATTGTCACGACGCACGGTCAACTCTGCGCGGCGATCCTCGAGGGCGGCGATCTGACTTTCGATCGTTGCCATTTCCTCCACGGCGCTTGTGTGAGCGTTGGTGAGCGAGGCAATAGCCTTGTCGGCATGATCAAAAGCGGTCTTGGCGTGCTGATCAGCAACCGGGGATTTCGAGAAGAGAGTGGCCATGCGCAGATTACCTTGCAGTAAGTAAGTATTTACTTACTATAGGGCGAAACCCTTACACGTCGCAACGTGAAAAGCGCCCGATCACTCAGGCGCACAGACCAAATCAGGTGAAATCGAGACGTGTCAGACCGCTCATGTAGGGGCGCAGGGCCTCGGGCACATCAATGGAGCCATCCTCGTTCTGGTAGTTCTCCATGATCGCCAGCAGGCATCGGCCCACCGCCAGGCCAGAGCCGTTCAGGGTGTGAACCAGGATCGGTTTTTTCTGGTCTGGGTGACGGAAACGAGCTTGCAGACGGCGTGCCTGGAAGTCTTCGCAGTTCGAAACCGACGAAATCTCCCGGTAGGTCTCCTGGCTGGGAACCCAGACCTCGATGTCATAGGTCTTGGTCGCCCCGAAGCCCATGTCGCCGGTGCAGAGCGTGACGGTGCGAAAGGGAAGATCCAAAGCGCTCAGGACCGCTTCGGCGTGACCGCGCATCTCTTCGAGCACGTCATAACTCGTCGCGGGATCGACGATCTGGACCATCTCGACCTTGTCGAACTGGTGCTGCCGGATCATGCCTCGCGTGTCGCGACCATGCGAGCCGGCCTCGCTGCGAAAGCAGGGCGTATGCGCGGTCAGCTTCAAGGGTAGATCGGCCTGATTCAGAATCTCGTCACGCACGAAATTGGTCAGCGGCACTTCCGCGGTCGGAATCAGGCTGTATTCCGTGCCTTCCAGGTGAAAAAGGTCTTCCCCGAACTTGGGCAATTGACCCGTGCCGGTCAGCGACTCGCGATTGACCATATAGGGCACGTAGCACTCGGTGTAGCCGTGACGCTCGGTCTGGGTATCGAGCATGAACTGGGTCAGCGCCCGATTGAGTCTGGCGAGCTGCCCGCACATCACCGCGAAGCGCGAGCCGGTGAGCTTCGTGGCCAGGTCGAAATCGAGTTGCCCGCCCTGGGCACCCAGATCGACGTGGTCTTTCGGGGTGAACGTGAAAACGCGCGGTTCGCCTACTCGATGCAATTCGACGTTATCCGTCTCGTCAGCGCCCTCTGGGACGCTTTCGTGCGGCAGGTTGGGCAAACCCATAGCGAAGTCGTCCCACTCGCTCTGAACGGCTTCCAGATCGATTTTGGCCTGCTTGAGCTGATCACCGAGTTCGCCAACGGCTGCACGCAATGGCTCGATGTCCTCTCCCGCCTGCTTGGCCTTGCCGATCTCCTGGGAGCGTGTGTTGCGCTCGGCCTGTAGCTGCTCGGTTCGGGACATCAGCTCGCGACGACGGGACTCCAGCGACTGGAGCGCGTTCAGATCGAGCTGGTATCCACGGGTTGCGAGGCGCTTGGCGACAAACTCCGGGTCGCTGCGCAGTAGCTTGGGGTCGAGCATGGTCATCCCATTTTTCGTTTTGAGAGAGAGCGCATTGTAAGGATTTCAGCGTGGGGGGACTATCGAGCAAACAGCAGAATTCTAGGTTTCAGCCGATAACACAGAAGTGCCGGCCGATTAGCCGAGTCATGACAAAGGGGAAATCATGAAGTTGTTTTTAATCGCCGCGAGCACCTTGCTCTTTTCATCGACGGCGCTTGCCGATTTTCGATGGACAATAGTAGGGCACCACGCTTTTGACGATACGCCACCTATCAACGTGGTTTTGCAGGGCGATAAAATCGCGGATGACGAGGATTATTGCGTCGAGATTGCGACCAAGCTTTCCGAGGTAGTTGGCGATGTGAAAGGGCCTAACGCGGACGCAGAGTTTCGCTGCGTCAAGACAGAGGCTGTCGTGCTGCCAGATATGAACGAAGATTTGAGCAAAGCTACCCCGACGTCGATCACCTTCATGGGTAGCTACGTTTCGATCAAGTCCACGACCTCTGTGAAAGCCTGCGAGTCGACGGCAGAAGAGCTTGCAGACTTGGTGGGCTTGAACACCTGGTGCGGAATTACGCCTCAAAAGATCGTTAGAGAAGGGAGCTAGGGTCGACTTGGAGCCCTGGCAACGCCCAGGGCTTGTGAGCGGGCTGAGACTGCCGGCAACGCCGGGTGGTCGCGGTCGTATAAGGCACGGGTTCACGTCGGTCAGGGGTGGCGATGGGGCTCGGTGATTCACGGCAGGCGGTCGGACTCGGGATGCGGGGACGCTTGGGACGCGGGGAACTCGTAGCCGGTGGTATAAGGGCGGGGCTCTGGGGCTGGGGCCTGGTGGTATAAGGGGAGTGCCGGGAATGGGAAATTGAGGCGGCTATGCCCAGCCACTAAGTCGGGAATTTCTAAGACTTTGCTAATTCATGTCGTCCTAATGTCTCCATCGTCCTCGCTTTCATTAGCTAATCCTCAATCGCTCTATTTCGTCCTCAGAGACGCGCTAACATCGAATCCATATCATGACAGCGGATTGACGTTAACGCGCTCTCTGCGCGCTGCTGGACGCGCTACGCTGCTTTGAATTGCTGGACATGATAGCGATAAAAATACGCTTCGATCACGTCGAAGTCGACTTCGTTAGCGATTCCGTCAATTGCGTCATACGCTGCGTGTTCCGCATCCTGTCGTGTCGCATATGTTGCGACGTGCTGACGCTCAAAGTCTGCGCATGATGGATGCGCTTTCGTGTCGATGATATATCCAGCGCGAACGAAGTAGACGATGCGAGTGTTTATCATCTGCGCGTCGACTTGCGCGACAGCGTGCGCATTGTAAAAGCGCTTTGTGTTATTGCGGATAATGAATTTAATCATGTCGAATTGTCCTCGGAATCCAGTGAGAAAGCGCACTCTAAGGAGTGCGCTTATGTGTCGATCAATTAGAGTGAAACGAAGTCTTTATAAACATCGCTTTCTTTATTGATTGTCATAGGAGACTGATTAGAGCGTTCGGACGATACAACTCCGAGGATTGTCGCGAATTTCTTAAAGTAGCTCGCTTGCGTCGTCGTGCTGTGTTCCATGATTGTCGCGACTTGCGCGACAGTGATAGCGGATGCGCTGGACGCTTTCATGTGCGCTTGTAGCTTCGCTAGCGCTTTGTCGAGTTTGGATGCGTCGTTGTTCGCGCACGCTTCCAAAAACGACTTGAGACGTTTCTTATATTCGCGCGACTCATTAACAGCGGATGCGAGATTGATGTTCTTGTCGATAGTGTATTTCATCGCTTTTGCGTCCAAGTCGAGCAACGACGCGTTATATTTTGCGTGAGTCACTTCGACTGTTAATTCGCGATAGTCTGTTTCGTTGCGCTGCGCTTTCGCTTCGTAGTTCTCGACGCGCTTTTTGGATGCGTCGATAATTGCGCTTTGCGTCTCCTTAATCTTCGTTTGCTTAGACGTGATAGCAAGAGAAGAAACGTGCGTCTTGACAAGATTGAATTTTTCAGACAACGAAACTTTCTTTTCGTTGGAGTTAGTAGCAATAGTGCGATCGTTAGCTGTGATTTTCATGATGATTTCCTTAATGAGAGAGAGACTTTTTTTTGTGTGCTTCGTCTTGAGCACGTATCCAGATTATCGATTTACTGTTAACGCGTAAACACAAATAAAACTATGACGCGTAAACACCCTATAAATTCCCGCTATGAGGGAATTTGACCAAAAAAAGATTGATTTCCCCGAGCAAATCACGCTTAGAATTAACGCGTATGCTGCTAATGGATATGACGCGAACGAACCGGAGGATTGACCAGCAAAGAAACGATTGGGTGGCTAATCATTAGCAGGCTGGCGAAAACATCACCAAGTCGTTAGCCACAAAATCGTTGGGTGGCAAAGTAACCAGCGGCAAAAACCCGTCGTGGCAACGTCGCCGCCGCCAAAAATCGCGGCTGGCAGCACCCCGCACCACGGCTATCCACCACGGTCTATGGATCGCCAGCCTTTCCCAAAAATGCAAAGCCAGCCTTTCCCGTTCCCGGTTGGATCGCCAGCCTTTCCCGTTCCCAGTGACCTTGGTTCTCACCGAGAGCAGTGGATCGCCAGCCTTTCCCTGTGACCGTGGCACCCGGATTCTCACCGGACCCGTTTCCCTTTCCCCATGGTGAGTCGGTTGCGTGGCGATCACCGTCAATTCGTCATCCCGGCAGTCAATCCTGGTGCTGGTCAGCGTTACCCTCGGTCAGACGAGCCCCAGACAGCCCCGTCTCCCTTTCCCCATGGCAAGACAGCACCAAGCCCGGTTCCGAGTGGAGAATGGCTCCTGGGGCGATTCTGGGTGGCTGTGACCGTGGTGTGCAGGCGAGCGGGTGACACTGGCAGTGGTAGGGCGGGAATCACGCTCTCAAGGTCAGTGAGCGGCAGGGCGAGTTCGACACGTCACCCCCGGTGAGAGGACCACAGTGAGATCCTGGTCGACCCGTCAGATGGCGCTTTATGGGAGATTTCCACCACGGTGAGTCGTTTTGGTGAGTGCTGGTAGCCTGCGAGAAAAAGACCCCTCGGTAGCCTGGCGAAGAGAGACCCTTAGCCTGAGCGGGAGAGACCCTTGGCTATGGTCATTATCTCGGCGATGCGCTCTACGTGTTGATAGCTAACCTTTCACGAAATCAGCTATCCGGCTTTTTCGGTAGCCACAAAGCATCCGACAGATTGGGAGCCCATGATGGTCTGATTTTCTTTGGAGCGTGGAGTTTGAGGGCTTCATGCGAGGGGATGCCCCGTTTGATGGCAGAGAACTGGTTCATTACGCAGTTCTTGCCATGCTTTGCGGAGCGAGAGATCAAATCGGGCTTGAGAAAGTCCAGGTCTCTCGGCAGAACATCGCGATCGCTCTCCACCACGCCAATGTCCACCGAAATTATTTCGCCTTGATAATCCTTCCTGACCAGTAACAGGAAGACCTCACCGTTCTCATGGTCTACGTAGCTGTCTTCTATGGTCAGCATGCCAACCGCCATCAGTTTCGCCTCTATGGGTTAATTGTTCTCGTAGACGAGCCGTATCGCCTCTTCCAAAGATTTCGGCTCCTGGGTGCCTTTCTTGAGCCCATAGACCGCATAGCGATCGAACCAGTCGTTGTAAAAGACCTGTGCCGAGCCATGAGAGAAGACCTGCTCGTAGCGGTGAAAGGCTTTCGACGTTTCCCAATTGGGGTTTTCGCGTTCCCGCCAGGCGATCTCGTGGAGCTCCTGGTTACGTTCGGCACGGTCTTTCATGTCCTGGCGTATCTGGGAGAGATCGATACCCATGAACTGCGCCATGGTCTCGACGTATTCCATGTCGATCTGGTCGCGATTGTGGGCGGGAACGAACGACAGTGCGGAGAGTGCCATACATCACCTTCGAATTGTTGCGACTGCGGGAGAGAGAAAATCACTCGTTATTGGAAGGCCGGTATCAGCGTTTACTGACTGCCTCTAACTCCTAGTGTTCTTATAGAACGGCCTGTCTGTCAATGACTTTAGTCAGTAACCAATGACTTACTAGCCTGAGCCGAAGAGACTCATGCGCTGCGAGAGACAGTGTCTCGCGTGCCTCGACGGCGATCGACTGTTCTCTCTGGATTCTCGATCGAGCCGCTCTAACACGGTCTGTAAGCGATTGACGATTCATGACCAGGAAAATCAGTCCAAGCCCGTCACACCGCCGCTTGGCGTGCTCTCGAAAGCGTGCTTATACTGGGAGCGTCCTGGCGGGGTGCTCGTCGATAAGCCGATCCCCATCATGTTTGTCGTCTCTGCCAGGACGCCAATACTGCAAAGCGCCCGTGGGCATAGAACGGTCTTCCCGACGAGATCGTGACTACCCCTCGGGCGTTGTCGTTTCTGGTTTTTTATTCTTATGGGTAAGTAACCATTGACTTATGGTTAGCTCTCGGCGAGTATCGGTTCTCAAGGCGGATTTGAGTTCACCACTCGTTCGTCTTGTTCCCTGCGTAACACCCGAGAGTCCCACCCTCTCGGTTGTGGCCCTGGCCGTCTCCCCTACGACGCCAGGGCCATTTTTTTGCTTAATGAGACCGTCATGATGGCCGATATTTGTATGATAACCACGGAGAGATTTTCGATGAGAATTTTTGCAAGATTGGTTCTGGTCAGCTTAGCCTTATGCATGGCTCCGGTTTCTCAGGCAGATGACGCGTCAGCGGATTCTCAAAATTTGAATGGACAGACGGTGGGGAGGTTAATCCAATTCCATGCTCAGTCCCCCATTGTCTACCAAGCCTATGTGCGCGGCATGCTGGATATGCAAAAGGCCTTTTCGTTCTACAACGTCAACGCAGGTCTAGATTTACCCGTCTGTATGAGTTCTACCGCCAATATAGAGGGAATCTTTGATCAGTTCTGGGAGTATCTCCAGACATCGGAGCAGATCAGCCCGGTTACCAATGCCCCAAGCGCCTTCATGTTGTTCGTTCAAAGTCGCCCAGAGCTATCTTGTAGATGAGCGTTAGGAAATAGCCATGATTACCTTCGACAAGAAACCGACCCCCTCGCACAAAGACCAAGCCATGGCGCTGTTGCCTGCCGGCACCAAGTGCATCAAGACCTCGAGATACGGCCGCACGCTCTACGCCGTGGTGTTACCGAACGCTCAGCAGATCGCCGAAGAGTCCCGTCCGCAAGACGCCTGGCTGTCGGCAAAAGAGTGGGCGGAATCTCAGTCGTGAGAGAAGCCGCGGCGAATCCAGGCCACGAAATGACCGAGGCCGAAGAGAACGGCGGGTGGAGCGAGGGTTACCAGAAGCGTGGGTGTCATGTCGGTGTAGTCAAAATTTGGGTTTGTGGCTGTCATGCTGACGGTAATGCCCAAGGCGACCCATAGGCCGATCCACAAGCTCGAGATACCGATCCACAGCCGCATCCAGCCATTCAGTGATTTCTTTGCCATGGTGTTCTCCTAGACTACGAGAGAGTCAGGGTTTCCCCCTGACCCTCCCTTAGCGGTATAGTCCTGCTCAAACCCTTTCCCGTGTGCTCTCCGGTCTGCAAACTAGGTCGCACTGGAGAGGGTTCGTTTCATACCAGCGAAGAATGCGCCGAAGACCATGCAGTCGTTACCGGATGCACAGGCGCACAAGCTCCCAATACCATTTCCTTCGCCGCTCGATTCGCAATGGCTTCCAGCATGTCTTCGCTCAGCTCGGCCGTCGAGTTATCGGGCAGCAAATTCATCTTCGACATGAGGGGCATAGACCACCACATCTTCGGCGCCTCGATCCTTCGCTGACTCTTCACCGGACACACCACGGCTTTGATAGACGTCTGGTAGAACGGATCATTTCCAGGTTCCTGCCACAGCGTCACCACATAGCTACGGTAGAGCAGGTGGTCAGGGAAGCGATCCGGATCGGTCAGCGTCACGTTGAACACCGCCAGGTGCTGCACATCACCATAGAGCGTCACGGACGGCGCATCGTAGTGGCAGACAATCGTTTCATCGCCGCACTTGACGATCTCGATCTCTCCCTCTGTCATTCTCGTTACCGCTTCCAGTCTCTGCGTTTCCATCAGGCATACCTCTCTCGTCACGCCGTGTAGTGGGCGTGTGTTGTTGCGTGTGGGTTTCATTGCCAACGCGTAACGTCGACGATTTAAAACTTATATTGCCCTTGCGATGCAGGCAAGCCCTTATTTGCTTTCGGAGCCACTTTTTTTCATATCGCTCATTTTTGAGCGATGACCGACTCTCGGGTTCCTGATCATGTATTGCCATGTGTTGTCATCCGATCTACTACCACCTCTTGCGTGTGCATTTGTGGCTACAAGCGCCCAGCCACGCGGGGTGAGGGGAAGGATGAGCTTGCAGAGAAGCACCTCAGAATGTGTAACCGCGATATTATTTTAAAGTTTGGATTAATATTTAAGTAAAGAATTTAAAGGGCGAGCACAGCAGGGGCAAAACCCTGCAATTTAAAGCTGTAACCGAGTGAAACTAATTTCTACGCTGAAGAACGATAGTTTTTTTCTTATTATAATAACTCCGATTTTTAATGGGGAAGCGAATCGAGTCGTCAGGTGAGGTAGAGGAACGAACCCCCGTGGATGCTGGGCTCCGAGGAAGCCCTTGACGGCCAGGTCGCACCTGCGGTCTTATACTTGCGATGCTGCTCGAAAAAATGAGCTCTGGTCCGGCGCGGTGTTATGTCTGTAAATCCGTCTCGAAAAAACGCACTGCCCTCTGGCCTATTTGCACTCACCAATTTTAAGCCGTGAAATAACCCTGTTTTCAGCGGCTATTCAGACAAGGTAACCGACGGTTACATTCGCCTCGCCGAGTGGTGTCGCGG